CAGTAATTAATCCTTAAATTTTATAAATATGTATGTAAGTAAATATTACACCTGCGAAGAGATTGACCAGCGGTTGTTACAGGGTTACTATGATGACTTTGTTCGTGCTGGCTTTGGGGGAACTATAAATGAGTTCTGGGCTTTCGTACTTTCTATCAAAAATAAGGTAGATAAGAAGGAAGGATATGACTTATCTAAGAATGACTTCACTGATGAGTTAAAAGCTAAACTTGATGGCATCGAAGAACATGCAAATTATATCACTAAAGTTTCTCAGCTTGAGAATGATTTGAAATATCAAACCGAGGAAGAAGTTAAACAGATGATTAGTGATTTGGTTGATGGTGCTGATGATGCCCTTGATACTCTTAAAGAGTTGGCAGAAGCATTGGGCAATGACCCCAACTTTGCAACTACCATCACTAATAAATTAACCGACCTTCGTACTGCTTTAACCGAAGAGGTTAATCGTGCTAAGGAAGCCGAAGCTGCTCTGGGTGCTGCAGTAGCTGCAGTTCAGGGTAACCTAGAATATGGGTTAGACCAAATCAATAAGAAGATTGATACCGTTAAGGCAGACTTAAAAGCTGAAATCGACCGAGTTGAGAAGAAGGTAGATAAGAATGCTGAAGACATCAAAGACCTTGAAGATAAGGTAAATCAAGATAATGGTGAACTTGAGAAAGAACTCAAGGACCTTATTCAAAAGGAAAAAGATGAACGTATCGCTGCCGATAATGAGATTAAGGAAAGTGTAAATAACCTTAAGACTCTTCATATCAATGATAAGGCTGCACTCGAGGCAAAGATTGCTGAAGAAACTGCAAATCGTACCAATGCAGATACCGTACTGGATTCTAAGATTAATGAAGAAATCACTAATCGCCAGGCTGATACTTTAGCTCTTCAGGGTAAGATTGACCAAGAGAAGGTAGACCGTCATTCTGAGGACCAAGTTCTTCATAATGAAATCTCTAAAGAGGTAACAGACCGTACTAATGCAGACAATGCTCTTCAAGGTAAAATTGACCAAGAAGCTCAAGCACGTACTGCTGCAGACCAGGTATTACAGAACAATATAGATTTAGAGGCTACCACTCGTGCTGCTCAGGATTTAATTCTTGAACACAAAATTGAGGATATAAAAGAGCAGGGTGTAGAAGACAAAGAACAATTGCTTAATGCTATTGCTGCCGAGGCTGCTGCTAGAGAAAAAGGTGATAAAGACCTTGATGCTAAGAAGGTAGATAAACGTGAAGGTTATTCTTTGACTAAGAACGACTTTACCGATATACTCAAAGCTAAATTGGATGGCATAGAAGAAAAGGCAAACTATATTACCCATCTCTCTCAGCTTATAAATGATGCCGGTTTCCAAACTGAAGAAGAAGTAAATGCTGCTATCCAAAAGATTATTGGTTCAGCACCAGAGGTACTTGATACTCTTAAGGAAATTGCCGATGCCCTTGGAAATGACCCCAACTTTGCTGCTACCATTACCAAGAAATTGGCTGCAATCACAGAACAGGTTAACCAAGAAATCGAAGACCGAATTGCGGGTGATGAGGCAAACAGTGCTGAGGTAGCTGCTGAAGTTCAAGCTCGTAAGGATGCAGATACTGCCCTTGAAACTAAACTGAAAGAATATGTAGACAATAAGTCTGCTACTGGTGATGCTGCTATTGGGGTTGTAAGGGATAACCTTAACAAGGAAATCCAAGACCGTAAAGATGCCGATGCCACAATTCAGGCTAACTTGGATAAGGAGATTGCCGAAAGAAAGACTGCTGATGAAGCATATACTCAAAGTCTGGCTAACGTTAACCAGCGTATCTCAGACTTGGCTTTGAGTATGCAAGAGTCTATCAATACCTTGCGTAATGAGCTTACCGAGCAGGTAAATGCCAATACTACGGCAATCGCTACTAACCAACATAATATCGAAAGAAATTCAGAGGCAATCACAAACTTAACTAAGACTGTAGGGGATAACTACAAGGAAGTTAAGGATATGATTAACGAGGAAATAGTTGACCGTACCAATGCTGATAGTGCTTTGAGTTCTCGTATCGATACTCTCAATATTGACCTTAATACTGAGAGTGTAGAAAGAAAAGCTGCAGACCAAGTTCTTCAGGTAAATTTGGATAAAGAAGCAGCAGACCGTACTGCAGCCGATAAAGCCTTGAGTACTGAGTTTACGGCTAAATTGGATAATGCTAAGCAGGCTTTGGAATCTGAGGTAGCTAGCCTTAATACTAAGCTTGAACAAGAAAAGGAAAACCGTATTGCTGGTGATAATGCTTTGGGAGTTCGTATTGATTCTCTAGAGGCAGGTAATACCGATGCTATGAATGAATTAAAAGCAAAGGTAAATGCTAATACTACTGCTATTAATGCAGAGAAAGACCGAGCAATTGCCAAAGAGACTTCACTTGAGGCAAAGATTGATACCAACCTTCAGAACCATAAAGATGATATGGCGGGTATCAACCAAAATATACTTACCGAAAAGAATGACCGCTTAGCTGGTGATACCGAGTTGCAGAATAATATCGATAAGGAAGCTACAGAACGTGCTAACCAAGATACCCTTATTAATAATGCTATTGCTCAGGAAAAAGCAGATCGAATTGCTGCTGACCAGGCAATGGATGGAAAGAAGGTAGATAAGGTAGACGGTAAAGTACTTTCTTCAAATGACTTTACTGACTTGCTATATGCCAAGTTGGATGGCATCGAAGAACATGCAAACTACATCACTAAGGTATCTGAGTTATTAAACGATTCAGATTTCCAGAGTGCTGAACAAGTAGAGGCAGCTATCCAAAAGATTATTGGCTCTGCTCCAGAGGTACTTGATACTTTGGCTGAGATTGCTAAGGCTCTCGGTGATGACCCTAACTTTGCAGCAACTATGACTGCTAAGCTTACTGAGTTGGAGAATAAGCTTGAAGCTGAAAAGAATCTGCGTGAACAAGGAGATAATACTCTGCAACAGACTTTCACTAACTTAAGTAATACTCTTACTACTACGGTAAATGAGTTGAGAACTTTCGTAACTGAAACTCGTACGGAGCTGTTAACTTCCTTGAATGCTACCAATGCTCTGGTAACTCAGAATGCTGCTAATATTCAACGTAATCTGGAATTGATTCAGGGTATTCAGGATAACATTAATGGTAACTATACTGCCATTACCGATTTGCTGAATAATGAAATCGCTGCTCGTAAGGCTGAGGATATTCGATTAGAAGCAAAGATTGACCAGAATACTTCTGACTTAAATACAGAGAGAGAGGAAAGAAAGGCCGCAGATAAAGTTCTCCAGGATAACATTGATGCAGAAGAAGCTGCCCGTATTGCTGCCGATACAGCTTTGGGTAAACGTATCGATAAAGAAATTCAGGACAGAACCGATGCTGATACTGCCTTAGATAATAAATTCACTAACATTACCGATGACCATGAAGAAAGACTGGTAGCTGAAGAAGGTACTTCTGATGCTTTGCCTGATACCATGGTTACCGATGTTAGTGCTGTAACAAGAACCGGTACCCAACTTTCTTTCAAGGTAAAGACTTCAACCAAGGATAATGCAAATAACCAATATGGTGAAGAAGTAGAAGCTACCAAGAACTTACTCCCGGTAACTCAAACTCTTGCAGGAGTTATGTCTGCCGCAGACAAGGTTAAGTTAGATGGGTTAGACCCCAATTCTCTGACGGATATCTCTGCAGCTTCAGATGCTAATAAGGTAACGGTAACGGTAACTAAGGATAACGGTTTGAATGCTGATACTACCGAAACTTTCGATTTGCCTCAGGTATCGGCTACTAAGGCTGGTACGATGACTGCTAAGGATAAGGTTGAGTTAGATAGAATCTCTACGGCTAACTTTGCTCTTGGTGCAGTAACTCCCAATGAAACTACTGTTGGCATAGCTGCTACTAAGACCGTAGTTGAAGATGGTACAGTAGAACAGAATCCTATTACATTGCCTGCCTCTACTGCAGAGAAAGCTGGTGTACAAACTGCAGCAGATAAGAAGCTGTTTGATTCTATACCAGATAATATTATTATCTTATCTGGTGATAAACCAGTTGAGGTAGGTCAACAAAGCAGTCATGTTACTTTAACTCATAATTTCTCTTCTAAAAAAGAAGAGGGTATTTATACTCATGAGCCTGAAGATTATAAGACTACTTATATCCCAGCAGCTACTACAGAGAAAGCTGGTGTAATGACCGCCCAAGATAAAGTTAATCTGGATGAGACATTACCCAATGCTATTGCTCAAGAGGTTCAGGACCGTAAAGATGCTATCGAAGCTTTGGACGGTAAATCAGAAGCCGCTCTTGCTCAAGAAGTAGCTGATAGAAAAGCTGCAGATACTGCTTTAGATACCAAGTTTACTAAAGCTGTAAACGATGAAGCAACTGCTCGTACTTCTGCTGATACTGCATTGGGTGCAAGGATTGATAAAGAGATTGCTGATAGAACTGCGGCAGACACTGCCCTTGATAATAAACTGCAGAATAACATTAACACTCTAGAAGCTAAGCATGATGCCTTTGTAGCAACTAAGGGTAAGGCTGATGGCTTTGCTCCATTGGATGGGAATGGGTTAGTACCTGCTAACCATTTGCCTTCATATGTAGATGATGTACTTGAAGTATATGCTACCTATGATGTAAGCCCCACTGGAGGTCTTACTAATGTTCAATTGTATACGGATGCAGGTCACCAAACTCCCGTAGTTGGAGAATCTGGTAAGATTTATATAAATGTTGCCGATGGTGAACCTCCATACCAATTCCGTTGGTCAGGTACTAAATTCGTAGACAGTAATACTTCGTCTCTTATCATTGGGGAAATTGCAGGTACTGCTTTCGAAGGTAGTAGAGGTAAGCATCTTGAGGATGTGGTATCTAGCATGCCTAAAAATTTAATTAGTAAGGTTTCAATAGCTACCAGAAATAAGAATAATATTATTATCTTATGTAACTATTCTGCTACGGATGGTCAAGGGCATTACATTGATAAACCCGATGGGATGGTAATCCCTCTAACTCCAGCCACTACTAAAGAAGCTGGTCTGATGGATGCCGATAGTGTAATAAAGCTTAATCAAACCTTACCAGATGCTATTGAAGCTGAACAAGAGGCCCGTATTGCAAAAGATAATGCTCATGATACCTTTAATAGTTCTCTTCCAGGAATTATTCTTACTGGATTCACTCTTACCCATAATTCAACTAATGTAAGAGCTACTCTTAATAATAAAACTAAGAGTGCAGAGGGTAAGACTTATGAAGGTGCTACAGATTTAATTAGAGATATACTTGCAGCAACTAAGACTACTGCAGGTGTAATGACTGCAGCAGATAAGACTAACTTGGATAATACCGTACAGGGGTTGGCAAATGAGATTACCAATAGAACTAATGCCATCAAGGCTCTTCGTACAGAATTGAAAACTTACGTTGACGATTTGATTGCCGATACTGGTTCAGATGTAACTGCCTTAGAAACTAAGGTAAATAATCACATTGCCAATAAATCTAATCCTCATACAGTTACTAAAACTCAGGTTGGATTGGGTAATGTTAATAATACTTCCGATGCTAATAAGCCCGTATCTACTGCTCAAGCTACTGCTATTGCTGATGCTAAGGCTGCAGGTACTGCTGCTCAGACTTCTATCAATAGCCATGCTGGTAGAAAAGATAATCCTCACGTAGTAACTAGAGCTCAATTGAGTTTGGCAACTACCGACCAGGTAGTATTTGCTAAGACTACTGCTCCTTCCGGTTTCTGGAAAGAGTCTTCAGATATTCGACTCAAAGATAACATTAAAGATTTGAATCATACTCTAGACCAGATTTGCCAGATACCTACTAAGTCATTTAGTATGCTTGGTAAAGAGGACGAGGGAACTATTGCTCAGAATCTTGAGGGATTGGGATTTGGTAAATATGTAGAGGAAGTTCCAGTAGAGAAATCTACAGTACCTAATCCAGAGGAATTCGAAACTTTGGAAATCAATGGGGAAGAGTATGTACTCGTAAAACAAGTTAAATATCACAAGATGTCAACTTTGGCAATTGAAGGTATTAAACTTCTCTACGATGAGATTAAGGCTTTGAAGGCTGAGATTCAAGAACTTAAAAATAAATAATCATGGGAGAGATAGCAACCTGGAGTGCTGTCAAAACTAAAGTAGGCCTTGGTAAGACAGGAAATGACTGCCCTACTAAGGCTGAATTGTTAGCACTCTCCTCGACAGGAACCGGGGAGAATTATGTGGGGTTGGAACTATCCAATGCCAGTTCCTATGGAAATAATGAATGTGTCAAACTCGAAGATATTCATAAGGTAACCTATAAGTATACTTTTACTACTAGATACAGTAGTGTAAGCTTCGATGCTTTGGGTAACCCAAGCTCTTCTAATCAGGCGTTTGTTTTTATTTCTACAAAACAGAAATATTGGGATGGGGTAGCTAATGGGTCTGAAATTACGGTAGATTATGTTATTAGTAATAAACCCGCATGGGTAGCTAATCATCCTTCAGCACCTCCTTGGACTGCTTCAGAGAATTTGGGATTAACCTCTCGGTCGGATTCCAATACTCTTGTTACACAGGATGAATCGGGTAAAACTTTTAAATTAACCTTTATTCAAGCAGCAGCCTCTCAATCTTGGAGTTATGGTTGGAGTGTAACACCTACTTCTATGTCTTTTGGGGCTACTGGAGGTACCAAAACCTTTTCAGTTACTTCTTACAAGCAAGAATTAAGAAATGGGCATAATTATGGTAACCAAATAGCTTTAACTTATACTAGAGCCAACTCTGGTAGCGTATCTGGAAGCGGTACTTCTGTAACTATGAGTAATAATATCTCTACCAGTACACGAAGCGGTACGGTAACCTTAACACAAGCTGAAACTAATAAGAAGGTAACCATTAGTTGTTCTCAATCTGCAGGTTATAGAACCTATAGTGAAATCACTGCCAGTGGAGGAAGTGTATCCGATATACCTGCAAGTGGAGGAAGTAGAAGTTCATTCTCAAGTATGCCATCATATTCTCAGACTTGGGGATGGAATGGTTCTACAACTGGAGGTGGCACAATTACAAGCGGTGCTAGCATTAGTTATGGTACTGCAGTTAGTGCAGGTTCTTTGGGTACTACCGTTAAATCTAGAACCAAGGTAGGAACCCTTACTGGTACCTTATCACTAAATGGTAAAACCAAATCTGTAAGTGTATCAGTATACCAGGCAGCAAACGAACTTACTGGGTATACCTATGGCTCTTGGAGTGTAATCTTAACTGCAAGTTCTTATACCATCGGTAATACTGGAGGTAGTGTAACTTTGTACCCAAGTGCTAGTAGACCAAGATATGCGAATTATACTTCTGGTTCAAATGTTGCCGATGGCTCCGATAGTGCTACTCCGAGTTTAAGTACCAATGGTACCTCAGGATTTAGTCTATCAGGTACTACACTTAGGGCTTCTGAGAATACCAGTACAAGTAGTAGGTCTATTAGAGTTACGGCTTCTTATGGAGGGGCTTCTGATTATGTGGATATCACTCAGGGTGGTGCAAGTGTATTTTATAATTATTATTTTAATTGGGGGAGTGCTCCCGGAAGTCAGACTTCTAAATCTATTGCTCATCCAGCTTTGGGAAAAACTGAAGAGGTTCCATTCATCTCTTATAAAAAGAAAGTGATAAATGGTACAGAAACCTCTGATATATATCTGGTAGGAGTAAGTCGAAATGTACCGAGTTGGACTACTATTAATATAGTAGATAATGGGCTCTCAGTTAAAACTTATGAGAATACCGTTGAATCCTCAAGATCTGCCGCAGTAACAGTAACTCAATCAGAATCTGGTAAGGAGATAACACTTATTATTAACCAGAGTGCTGCTACAATAACCTATGAGTATGTATTCAAAATTGCATAGGTTTAATTACAACACTAGAACATTCTCAATTCAATTAACCAATCACCTTCTGCTCCAAGTAAACCTGCTCCAGGGTTTGAGGAGTTCCGTCAATACATGGACCAACGAATCTCCACTCAAGAGACTCTGTTACAGAGAATTGCTCAGGAGCTGGGATTGGATAAACCTAAACAACAGTAAGAATTATGCCAAGTAAGTCGGTTAATATTACACTATCGACTCCAGTTGGCCCTCTAGAAATATACGTAGATAAACGAGAACAAGCTCGTGCAGAAAGGTTGATTGCCAAAACTCCAAGTATCTTAACCAAGGGCTATGCGAAAGGTACAGAAAAGTTTGGTAATCAACTTCTTCGTATAGTAAGACGAAGTTTGAATACGGGTGTTCCCCCAAGAGGTTCAGGAGTATCATGGCCACCACATGCTCCTGGTACCCTAAAGAAATATGGGGACCATACCATGTTAAATCTTACGGGGCAATATGCTCGTTCAGTTACTTTGGTAAAAGGTAAGAAAAGAACTTTCGTCGGTTTGCCAATTGGAATTAAGAAGATTACTTATACGGGTAAGACTTCAAGAAAAACTTTGAATCAGATAGCTATCATATTAGAGTATGGTAGTAGAGATGGTAATTTACCACCTCGTCCTCTTTGGAATCCTGCATTTAAGGCTGCTGGTGGAAAAGCTGCCTTACAAAAGGAAATACGTAATGAAGTTAGAAAAGAAATAAGGAGGGTTATATAATGGCAGCAGATTTCGAAATATCATCCTTATCCGGAACTGGTACTGCAACTATTAGGGTAAAGCCTAAGGCAGTAAACGAAGACATGAATAATATAAAAGAGCAGGTTCTCAAGGTAGTAGTTCAGGGTGTAGAAAGGGAAGTAACCCTGGTACAAAAGGCCGCTCCTAAAATAGTAGAGACCTGGGGAACTTATTTTAGTATTACTCCAGAAACTACTTCCCATACTTTCGATGGTACTAAAAGGGGTGAGACCCTAGAAATAGGTGTATACAGTTACCAACAGAAGTTTATAAATAATGAGCCTCAAGATGAATATCGTGCTGTAGATTGGAAAGTTGAAAGCTCCTCAGATTGGTTAGAGGTAACCCAAGAAATTGGAGAAGCTAATGCCGCAGGTAAGCTTACTATCAAAACTAAATCTACTAATCAAGAACATAACCCCAGTAACTATGACCCCTTGGAAAGAACTGCTATAGTTAAGATTATCTCACAGCAAGAATCTAACACTGAGATAGTTTTAAATATAACTCAATCTCCAGGTATTAGAACTACTAAGTATGGCTTTGAACCAACCCCGAATATACCATTCCCAAATCTTGGTCAAAATACTAGTACTGCTCAGATTAGTAATGTAAAGGGTTATCAGTACTACCTTATCAACGGTATTCAAGTTGCTAAATTTGTAAAACAATTTAAGATAACCGATATAAGTAAGACAATAGAGGGTCAATTCCCTGGAGGTATTGGTTCTGAACCAATACCCTTTAAAGTATGGCTTACCGATTATCCTTCAAATATTGCTACTCAATGGGTTAGTGAATTAAATTGTGTTGGTCATTTACAAACCATAATGAGTGGTTTTGGAGGTATTCAGGTAACTTATAATGGGTATATTAATGACGAGGGCAATCAAAGGGTTCAGTTAAATATTAGATTAGGACTTTAATGGTAAACTCAGAAGAAATAGTAGAAAGAACTTTTTATATCTCTCTACTTAGTACAATGTTGGAAATGGGTCTTACCTTAAACCCAGAAGACTTCTTACCTTTGTCTCAAGAAAACGAAAAAAGATTTCAAGAGGCAATCAAAGGTATGAAGAAGTTTATACCCCTTTTTGGTATAGGGAATAATCAAGTAAAAGGCCCAAAGACTCTCCCAAGAATAACCATAGAACTACAGGGTTATTATGCTGGAGATATTGGTGTGAATAAATACATCATTGGTGATAAACTTGAGGATGGTAATTACCAAGCTTCAGAGTTTCCTTATGAAACTAAGGATATTACCATAGATGTACATCTGGTTTCTCAAACACAAGCAGATATGAGATTGCTACATACAATCTTATATACTGGCTTACCTGCTAGAGGATACGTGAGACCATACTTCAATGATTTAGAGGAATGGGAAAAGGGCAGGCTTGCTCCCACCGGAAACCTATTCATTGAAATTGGTAATTATTATGACCATCCCGATGTAGAGCATGGTATACTTGAGAAGGTATACACCTATGTATGTAAGGACGGTATTCTTCCAGAAAAAGCTTTGGGAGAAGGTACTCTTACACCTATCAAGGATATATCGGTTCTTATTGGATTGTTAGAACAAAACGAAAATGAGATGCTAGAGTTAAAAGTACCTAAGGTATAGGTACAATACTCTAGGGTATAAATTAAACAAGTAATTAACTTTAATCACAATAGAATTATGCCAACTTCACCTCATGTTGATTTTAAGTTTAAGAACAACAATGTTCTTCAAACTACTCCTATGTTAGGAGTTTCTTGTGTATTGGCTAGAACTACTAAGGGCCCTTATGATGACCCTTCAGAAATCATCTCTACATTCTCTCAGTTCCAAAGAATCTATGGTTCTGAAATTGTACCCGATGGTTCTGTATCAAATATCGAAAAGGCTTTGCAAGGTGGTTCTAAGCTTCGTGTTATTCGAGTACTTGGCAAAGGAGCTACTCAAGGTACAGTAACTGCTTCTCCGGCTGCGGCAAGAAAAGCTAAAGATTCAGAAGATGAAATCTCAGTTGCTTCTGCTGTACCTGACCCAGCTAAACCCTCTGCTTTGATTACTTTAAAATCTGGTAGTACTACTTATAGTTTTGGATTAGTAACCAAGGGATATGGAGATCCAATTGGTAGTGCAAATACTTTCCAGGTTGGTTTTTATAAGCAAGCTAATACCTTGTATTATAAAATATATTCAGCTAATGGGCAAGTACTTGAACAGGGTCCAGTAATAACCTACAAAACTGCCAATGATAACAATAATACTTCGGTAGATTACCTTGCTCTTAGTGCATTTGCTAAGAACTCGGAATATATTAAGCTGGTAATTACTGCAGGTTCCTCTTTTGAAAACCTAATTAAGTGGCTTACCGATGATATTGATGGTACTAAGAATGCTATCACTATTACCGTGGGAGATGCTGCACCCTCCGAAACAGAGAAACTGTTTAATGGTACTATCGGTAGTGCAGGTTCCACTCCAACTGCTGATGAATGGATCGCTTCATTGGATTTAGTAAGGGACTACACTGACTTTTACCAATTATTCATTTCCCATATCTCTCAACACCTTACTACTGATGCTGACGTACTCAAGGTATATAAGGCTGCTGCAGATATGGCAAAAGAATTGATGGAATGGGTACTGTACATAGAAGTCCCAAAACACTTAACCCATTACACCCAGGGTACTCAACCAAGAGACTATAAAGCTCAGGTTACTTGGGTACAGGCTTGTCTTGGTACCGTGGGTAATTCCAAGTATATTGCTTACTTTGGAGGTGGCCTTAAGTACTACAACGAGAACGGCAATCTTCAAGATTCTGATGTAGTAGGTACCATTGCAGGTTTGGGAGATGCTTCTGCTACTCAATATGGTCCTTGGAAATCCTTTGCTGGTATGAACCGAGGAGTTATTGGAGATGCAGTTGGGCCCGTATGTCCAAATTATGGTTCTCCTTCTCGATATAATGAACTGAACACACTTGCTCAGAATTATATCAATGAGATGGTAATCAAAGATACTCCAGATGCAGGTAAGCAAACCATGCTATGGCATTGCTTCTCTTCTCAAGTGAAACAGGATTCTGAAAGATTCCTTTCAATCGTAAGACTGAACCTTTACCTGAAGAAGTTCCTTCGCCCGGTACTCAACAAGTATATCGAAGAACCAAACGTTTGGAGTACTTGGAAGAGAATCTGGTTGGAGGTTAAACCTACACTGGATTCATTGGTAGATGAAGATGCTATGACCGAGTATACCTGGATGGGTGACCAAGATGCAACTTCTTGGGATGACCTTTCGGTTAATAACGAAGCAGATGCTCGTCAGGGTAAGTACCGTGCTATCCTTAAGTATAAGGATGTAGTTCCTATGCAAGAGGTAACTATGGAGATTGTAATCGATGCAGCTTCTAAGGCAGTATCAATCGTAGAAACAAGTAATAACCTATAAACATATAACGATGGGAGCAAAAGTAAAAAATCCCCGGAAGAAATTCCTGTGGAGTATCATGTTCCCCAAACACCCTATCAATACTTATCTATTCCAAAGTTGTACTTTGCCGGATATTGAGATTGACCAGGTTGCTCATGGGGACGTCAATAGAGACGTTAAAACTGCAGGTAGGGTTACTATAGGTAATCTTATTGTAGAGAAACTTATGACTACTGCAGGTTCAGACACATGGCTTCATGATTGGCTCTATTCTTGCCAAGACCATATAGTTGGTGGTGGTTTAGTACCAAGCCAATACTGGGAAACGGCAATTGTAAACGAACTTGCCGAAGATGGAGTCTCAGTTCTTAATACCCATGTCTTCGAAGAGGTATGGCCATGTAAGATTACCGGCTTAGACTTGGACAGAATGGCTTCAGAGAATACCATTGAGTCCATAGAGTTCTCAGTTGGTACTGCAGATAAATACTAGTTCCTTAGTCTATTTTCACTAAGATTCGGTGGAGGGGTGGGATTCCTGTGATAGGAGCTCACCCCTTTCTTGTTGTTATACGGAGTACTATGAACATTTGTAAACATTAAATATATCAAATTATGGAATTTAGAACATTTAGATTTACCGGACCTTCTGGTTTCGAATATGAAATCAGAGAACAGAATGGTGCTGATGAAGATATTCTCAGTAACCTTTCAGACATGAAGACTTTGATGAACCTTACCAAGTTCATTGCAGCAATTGTAATTAGAACTACTGCTACCCCTAATGGGAAATTAACCGTAGATGATGCCCTTAACTTACCAGTCAATGACCGTTATGCTATTATCTTCAATTCTCGTATCTTCTCTTTGGGAGAGGAAGTAGAATTCGAATATGATTGGGGCAAAGAGAATGGTGGTAAGATTACTTATGGCCAAGACCTTCATGAGTTCCTTTTCGATTACGGTACTACTCCAACTGTAGAGGATTTAAATCAGAAGCCAGATGCTATCCCTTATTATCCAGAGGGAGTTAGATTGGTAGATCATGAATACACTCTTTCATCTGGCAAGAGAATTAAATTCGATTGTATGACTGGTAAGGGAGAACAAGAGTTCATGAAGTTGCCTTTGGATAAACAAACTAAGAATGCTCCTCTTCTTTGCCGTAATCTTCACTTAGAGGTTGATGGTAGTTGGGAAAAGGTAGAAAACTTTACCCCATTTACTGCAAAGGATATGGCTGAGATGAGAAAGTATATCTTATCTATGGACCCCATTTTCAAAGGTGAGTCTCACATCACTAATCCAACCACTGGAGAGGAAAGAACTTATCCTATAGTTTGGGCACCGAATTTTTTCTACCTGACGGAAGAGTAATGTTAGAGAGTGATTTTGTTTATATCACCAGAGCCGAGATAGCCTTAGACTATTTCGGCTTTTTACGTCTTCCGTATCGAATAAGGAAAATATTCAAGGAAATGGCCGAGCAATATTATAAACAATTAAAGAAAAGAAAATAAATTATGAATACCAGTAGGAGTATAGTAGAGGTCGGTGTTGCCATGGTTTTAAAAGACCGATTCTCTCAAGAAGCTGGCAAGATATCTGGGTCATTCAGAACAATGATGAATGATATGAATACCTGGAATAGAGGTATACAGATGTCAGCTTCTAATACCATGGACTTCGGAATGCAGCTCGTAGGGGGAATGGCAAGGGCCTATAAATACTCTGCGGGTGTTCAGAATGAAGTTTGGACTGCTTCGAAAATTGCTGGTGCTACCATTGCAGAACAAAGGGAGATGTTACAATTGGCAAAGGATGTCAATGAGATAACTCCTCTTACGGCTTCGGATGTTGCATCAGGACAAAGATACCTGGCTATGGCGGGTAATAAATTCGATGCTATTAAAGAGATGATTGGGCCAGCATCTAAGCTGGCTTCAATCTTTACAATGCCAGTGGGACAGAAAGGTGGTGTAGCTGACTTGATGACTAATATCATGTCAATGTACCAAATCCCAATGGGAGAAGCCGCTAGAGTAACCGATGACTTATATACTGCAGTTACCAATGCAAATATATCTTTGACAGACTTAGCCCAGTCCATATCTTATGCAGGAGCAGATATGGCAACTGCTGGAGTAGACCTTCGGCAAACCGCTGCTGCTATTGGTGTATTGGGTGATATGGGTATACAGGGTTCTATGGCAGGTACCTCTCTGGCTAATATGATTCGTTACTTACAACTCTCTCTTGTTAATCAAAAAAAGAAAGGCTATAACGCTTTAGCAGACCTGGGCTTAAGTCCAGATGAATTCTTCGATGCTCAGGGTAATCTTATAGACCTTTATACTATCTATCAGAAGTTTGCTAAGGCTGCAGTAGATTTACCTTCACGAATTGAAACACCAACTTTCTTCAATATCTTTGGAGTTCGTGGTAATCGTGGTATGCTCCCCGTACTTAGGGATATTGCTTCTGGTAGAGATAAGATGGGTAAGATACTTGCTACTTATGACCAAAACATTGGGGCAGTAAATCGACTCAATGAAGAACGTCTTAAAACTGATGCAGGTGTAATTGACCAATTCGAATCAAGTATAGAGAACTTAACAGTTACCGCAGGTGCAGCTTTGGGTAGAATCTTTACCCCAGTACTAAATGTGGGTAACTCTATAATCAAAGTAATTAATTCTATCTCAGAAACTTGGGTTGGAGGTTTTGGTCTTAGAGTAGGAGCTACTGCAGTAGTAGTAGGTACTATTGTTGCAGGATTTAATACTGTAAGAGGTATTATTAGGTCTGTTGGGTATTTACAGACTATTGCTACTGCTTCTACTGAAGGTATGTCTGCAGCAGCCATTAAGACGAACACCCAATTTGCTATTATGGAAGCTCATATGATAAGTATGGTAAATCTCATGAGGACCATGGTTCAATTGCAGATGATGATGGGGGGAGTTAGTATGAACAAAGCTGGTAGATTTTATAACACTAAAACCGGAAGATATGTTAAGACACCAAATCCTGGAGTACCATTAGCAACTACTATGGCGGGTAATTTAGCTGGAGGGGCTTTAGCTGGAGCAGGTGCCCAAGTTGGTAGTCAAGTGGCTAGGCAAGGTGCTATAAAAGGTTTAACCTCTATAGGTGGTAGACTTATGGGATTACTCGGTGGACCCTGGGGATTAGCTATTACCGTAGGTTTACCTTTACTAATAGAAGTAGGTAGTAGACTTATTGATTCAGTAGATAGGAATACTAATGCCCAAGATAAAGAAGACCCATCTGCAATCAGAGCTCAGAATGAAGAAAGGTTCTTGAATGCAATGAGAACAGCTATTAGAGATGGGTTAAAAGACGGTAAGATTAATATCAGTGTAGATGGTGAGATATTGGGGGATTACTCTTTGGGTTCTCAGCAAGATTATACTGGTGTAGCATTAGGATTATAAAATTAAAACACTATGGCTAGAGTATTAAATAAAGCAGCAGGTAAGGTCGTTGAAAAATATAATGACCTTACAAGGGATACCGCAGGAGTTCTTACGGGTCCCTTAAATAAACTATGGAGAGCTCGGATATTACTCAATCGAACTATTTCTACTCTTCCAAAGGATGATGCTCAAAAGGGTAAACTCTATGACCCAAATGGAGTAATTGGAGAAGCTCAAATATCATCTAAGAATCCAACCCTAAACAAACAGCTCCAGGCTAAATGGAGAATGGAATTACAATTTCCAAGATTAGAAGAAGGTGAAGGAGTAGACCCAGCAAAAGGGAATAAGAATACCACTAATTACAGAAACTTTGAGGCTAAAGCTGATATCATATATCAGAATGAGGTAAGGATATATAATATGACTGTTAACCCTACTCAGTATATTACCTTACAGAATAGACCTCCAGAGTTGGACTTCAGGGGAGAAACCACATGGGCAACCATTAAATCTATGGGTCGTAATACACCTATGTATCATTTCACGGGAGCAGAAGATATCATTCAATTCAATGTATCTTGGTACTGTAATGACCCAGAGAATCCAGAGGAGGTAATTAATAAGTGTAGGTTATTAGAGGCCTGGACTAAAGCTAACGGTTATCAATCGGCTCCGCCTATTGTTAAGATAGAATGGGGGGATTCGGGTATATTTGATAATCACTATTACATCCTTATTTCAGCAACCTATACTCTGAAGAACTTTCAGAATGGTTATAGGATAAGGGTACCTGGAAAGCCAGCTACCTTTGGTAATGGTAGGTTATTACCTGCAGCAGCAACTCAAGAATTGATTTTCAAGAGAGTAAGTGCATATAATCTATCCTATGGAGATTTTATAAATTCGGATTCACTTAAAAAGACGGGAGGTATTAAATATGATTGATATTAACCAATATCTGACGGGAGCTAGCCCTTATAATAATGCCTATGCTCTAAATTACGGAGATGGAGATTACTCTTTAGAAACTCCAGTAGTTTCTGTACCTTCATCCTCAAATGATATTCAACATACCATTAAGGATGGAGAGACTTTACAGAATATAGCCTATAAATACTATGGGGATTCAGGTAAATGGTATCTTATTGCAGAAGCTAATGGTATACTAAACCCTTTTAAAGAGGTAGAAAGTGGAACACTTATAAGAATCCCCGCTTATGGCAGCTAAACAAAAACCCATATTATATAACGGAATGGGCCAACCATACTTGGCTCTATTCGATTTTAGAGGTATGCCGATAATGAATCCCATTACTGGTATACCTCTTGGAGCTTATATTAGTACCTGGAATTATAGGTATGATGAAGAAAAAGAAAATCTTGCTACAATTACATTTGATACTGGAGATCCCGATACTGTGGACATAGAGGCTTTACAAGAAGGTAATGTGATATGCTTACAGTGGGGATACATATACCCAGACGGTCAATTTGTATCGGGTCCAATTAAAACTATCAAGGTCAGGGATTTTGAGGCAAAGTTTGATTCTACTGGTACCCATGTAACTATCAAGTGTATAGACTCTATTGGTGATTTAAGATATCAGCCACCATATAATTTCTCTGAAGCTTCAGAGAATAGTTTATCTTCCTATTTAGATGGTGGTTGTGATAATGGTGTAGGTGTAATCATAGAAATCTTTCAGTAATGGAACAACGAATAATAAGTAATAAAGTATATGAGTCACTACAGGTACCTACAGAGAATACTCGTACTACTACTGGAAAGGTGCTTTATGCTAATAGGTACAGTGGAGTAGCAGAAGTGGCTATGCCAGAAGATTTGAAGGCCCTAATCAATAGTGACTTCGGATTAGTTGGCAAGAATATCTTAGTTCAATTAGAACAAAAGATGAGAGGTTATACTAATGGCCCTTGGTATATAGATTCAAGAGATAATGTTATTTATATACATAATAGGAAATTTCATGAAGAACCAGTAACTGTTTATACTTATCAGGGAGAGAATGGGGAAGTACTTAGTGTTCAATTTTCTACTCAAAAAGTAACTAAGAGAGTTAAGGCTACACTATCTCCCGCTATTAATCCAGAGAGTAAAGATTTAGAAGTATTAAGTACTGGGATTGATGATACTGAAAAATTACCCGAGATAGTAGCTAATGAGAATAATGGGGTCTATTATAATAATTGGAAAACCTCAATAGGTAAATATGGAGCAGAGAATAATCCCCAAGATATACTTACTATCAGGCAGATGAGGTTAAATCATACCCTAAAGACTGACCCTAACTTAAGAGCTTCATTTGAAGCTAGGAAACAAGTAGATGACAAATGGAATCAAGATGTAGCAGAGTATTCTGCTTCTAATCCCGCCGAAGCTTATAGACAAGGTAAGGAAAAATTCCTTAATGAACTTAGTACAGATCAGGTAAGAAGTATCATAAATAAAACCATTCAAAGAGAAGAATTTCCGGCTGATAGGCGTGCAGCTTTAAATGCTGCCCTTAAGAATGTAGTTAATGGTGAAACATTAGATGAAGATATATACAATATCCTCAAGAATGAAAGATACCTTTTCGAGGGTAAAGAACAAATGGAATACATGGTCATAGAAGACCTGGACCCAAGAGACTTTGACCCAGAGCATACTCCCAAGGGTGGAGCTACTGCTTGGGGATTAGAGGATGAAGAAAGTGTTTATCGAGGTATATCGGCTTTAAAGAAAGGCCCTTATACTATGGTGATCGATGACACCCCGGTTATCAAATATAAATGCCCATTAAATCAGAGTTTGGGTATTTATAGCGTTACAGTGAAAGTTCAACATTGGAAAAAAGCTAATGTTGAGATACCCCTGTACAAACTTTACCATAATCTATTCAGTAGATATGGGGGGATAGATAAGTGGGCTTGGGCAGCTAATGCTAATGCTAATGGTGGTTTAAAGCATACAGAGAGTAAACTGGTTTGTCAGATGCAAGTTGTTGGAAGACCCTTACTAGCCTCTTCTCAGGTATTAATATTAGAGAATGTTGGTAAACGATGGTCTGGTCCTTGGTATATAAAACAATGTACCCACTCTATGGATGCAGGCCAGGGATATGTAACTAATTTAGAGTTAGTAAAGAATTCGAGTAGGGCTGGTTCTACTACTTCTAAGACTGGACTGTCTACTCAAACGGTTGTAGCTAATGATGCTAAAGCTAATGCTGTAACCTCTAAGGGTAAAGATAAGAAAGCTTTAAGTAATATCAATGAATTAGATTTGAGTTGGACTTACAATGAGGTGGCCTATTTCATTGAATCTGGTATTATGGATAAGGAAGGAAACGTATTGGATGTTAAACGTAGGGATGAGATGGCTCGAAAGAAGGCTTACTATACTGAAGTATTAGCTAAGACTCCAATCGAGAAAGCAGAAGGTATAGCTGTAAGCTCTGGTAGTTTAACTACTTCTTCAGGTAAGGTAATACCCGGAAAGATAACCATCAAAGATATTCAAGTACCCGATGATTATTGGGTTAAATTCGATTATATGGAAGTAGCCATAAAGAGATTCAAAGAATATATCAAGAATAAGGAAGCGAGGTAATTATGGGCTATGAAACTGCAAAGATAATAACAGAAGAAGGATTAGAGGGTCTTGGAAGATACTACTCTATATACCGAGGTATAGTTGTTGATAATAATGATACCGAAAAGAAGATGAATAGGGTAAAAGTATGTATACCAGAAGTAATGGGAGGTACCTTTGCTTGGGCTTTACCGAAAGGCCAACATGGTTCAATAAGTAGTGGGTTTAAGTTCTTAGCCCCTAAGGTAGGAGATATAGTATTCATTACTTTTGAATTTGGTGACCCTACTAAACCATTATGGGAATACCATGGTTGGGGTATGAATCAAGTACCTCAACCATTAGACGGTCCAAATAAAATGGGGATAGTTACTCCTGAAGGTAACCTCATTATAATAGACGATGATAATGGGAAACTAAATCTCTACTTTAATGGGGACGTATCGGTTTATTCTGAATCTAACGTAATAGTATCAGCTAATAAAGATATCAATATATCCTCAGGTGATACCATTATATTAAATACTGGAGAAAATCATGGGTTAATCAATATTGCCCAACTAACCGAAAAACTAAACCAAACCATTAAAGAACTAGAACAACTTCGTAGTATGTTCAACTCTCATGTACACTCAGGTGTAACTACTGGGCCAGGTTCTTCTGGCCCAACTTTAACTCAAATAACTAAACCTTTCTCACAATTCGTTGTAGACGATTATGAGGATAAAACCTGCATACACTAATGGAAAAGAATTACTTTACAGACTTAGTTGGTATAGGTGTAACTTATCCTATCCAACTTACAACTAATGAAAATGGGGAAAGAGGTTGGTACCCAGTAAACGGGGATTTTAAACTTATCAGGGATAATATAAGTTCTATATTGTATTATATGATAGGTCAGAGATTTCGACAGGAAAACTTTGGTAGTAAACTATGGCAATGTATTGAGGAACCAAACTCACAAGCCCTAAGTTTTATAATTAAAGAGTTTTTAAAACAAGCCATAGGTGCTTGGGAACAAAGGATAACCTTCCAAAATATCACCGTTACTAGAGTTGATGCAAAAATACACATAGAAGTAACATATGTAGTAAATGGAACAAATTCTAGTCAATACCTCGATATCACCTATGACCGGTCGGATAATTCATTAAATACACAATAATATGGGAATCACAAATAAATGGCTTAACCCATACCAGAGGTCTTATCAACAGATTAAGGCCAAGCTGGTTGAATCCCTTATGGGACTCAAAGACCCTCAAGGTCAGAAACTCATAACGGATTATTCGGAGGGGAACATCTTAATTATCATCCTCTCATTGTTTGCGGCAATTGCCGAAGTACTTCACTACTATGTAGATAATATGGCAAGGGAAACCTTCCTATCTACTGCAAGAAGGTATGATTCGGTAGTTAAACATGGAGCTCTGGTAGATTATCATGCTCGAGCAGCGATTGCTGCTACAGTAGATGTAATCTTATCCAGAAGTATTACTGGTAATTCCATTGGAGCTAAATTAACCATACCTCAAGGAACTCTATTTACGGATTCCAGTGGTAACTCTTGGTTATCTGCTAGAGATGTAACTTGGTATTCAAATGTAACCACATGTAAAGTACCTATAATTCAACATGAGAAATATACTGCAAGTGCTCTTAATAATATGCTAATACCTACTGGAGACAGGGTAATAGTTCACCTTGGTACATTGCCTAATGGTAAGTACTATGAACAGGGCTCTATGTCTTTACAGATAGGTGGAGAAACTTGGGTATTGGTAGATACCTTTGCAAAATCAAAGCCAACGGATAAACACTTTATGGTTTCAGTAGATGAGGCACTCAATCCTTATATAATGTTTGGAGATGGTACCTTTGGTAAGAAGCCTGCAGCAGGAGCAAAAATAACCAATGTGGTATTCTACTTAACCAATGGTACTCAGGGTAATGTAAAGAGTAATACCATTACTTCTGTACCCTCAATAATCTCTTCTTCAATTACTGATGCTACAGTAAGTAATGCTTATGATGCTGGAGGTGGTTCAAACTATGAGAACTTTATAATGCTTAAGGAACATATACCTTTGAGTGTAAAGACTTTGGGAGTAGCAATTACCAAAGAGGATTTCGAAAGTTTGGCTATGTTGGTTGATGGGGTAAACAAAGCTAAAGCCGATTATGAATGTGGTAGAAAGCTTACAGTATATATCAGTCCTGATGGTGGAGCTGTTGCTTCTTCTGAATTAATAAATAGGGTATACAACCTATTATCTCAAAGAGCACCTATGACTACTTGGTTGAAGGTTAAATCTGCAGGCAAGGTTCAGATTATTCTAGAGATGGATGTTACCGGTAAGAAGTCTTATAAGACTCCAGAGATACAAACTCAAATTCTTACAGCATTATACAATGCCTATTCTCCAGAGCAAGCTCAGATAGGTGGAAGCGTAAGGTTATCAGATATCTATGCCTTAATAGATAACTTATCAACAGTAGATTACCTTCACCTTACTAAATTCTATATTAAACCTTGGCCTACTACCATCTATGGTAATAAAGAATTGAACTTGGGTCAGTTTAAATTGAATAAGGCTAAAGGGTCTATGACTTACTATATTACCTTCAATTCATCAACTACTTTTACTGTACGTTCTGTATCAAATGGGTATATGGCTACTGGTACTGTAGGTAATTCTATACAGGTAATAGATAAGGCTAATGGCTTTGACTTCTCTTTGGATATTCAGAACAATAATTATCAGTCTGGTTACAGATATTCTATTACGGTATCAGAACCTAACCATGACTATGAAGACCCTGGCTTTAATTTACCAATATTTGAAAACGCTTCACAATTGACTTTAACCGTAAAAGAAATTGTATAATGATAAACCTCAAAAATCTAATCGACTTTTTGCCATTCGAGTATAAAGCTCAAGATACCTATAAGGTAAATGGCAAAGGCATCTTAGAGAGGTTTCTAGAAATTTGTGGAGAGCATTTTGAAGATTACATTACAAAGGATATTGAGAATATCTTGGACATTATCGATATAGATAAGGCTCCGGATATGTATCTCAATTTCCTTTGGCAATTCCTCGGAGAAATGCCCTTTGCTTATGGGAACACTATAGATGCACAGAAATGGGCAGAGTACTTTAATGGGTTCTACTCCGATGATAAACTCCAAGAGTTATCTAAGCTTTGGATAATACCAAAGGAGGGACCCTTTACTTTAACCAGTACTCAAGTAAGAAACATCCTGAAGTATTCGATATCTCTTTTTAAAATAAGAGGTACCTCTGAGTTCTTCGAAATAATGATGAGGCTGTATGGGTTAACCTGCGTAGTAACTGACCCTGCAAAGGCTGATAGTTATGATGGTTGGGTAAAAGGTAATCCGCACTTTGACCAGTATTACCATTATGACGATAAGTATACCTATGATAATACTTTCGATTGTTCTCAATGTATACCGGTAACCTTTAGACTTACCGGTCATGGATATACTTCGAACTCGGCAGCTTTCAGAAAATTTAGAGAAGCCGTAGAGGCTTTCTTTAAAAGATTCATACCCTATCATGTATCTTTCGATATTCAATATGGGTTTACCGTAAATGATGGGTATACAATTAAAGCTGAGTTAGTAAATCCAGACCAACCCAATCTTATTACTTCAGAGGTATATGAAGTACCGGTAAAGGTAACTGTAACTTCAGATTGGATAAATGCCGACCTAAGATATCAGATATCCAGTGATAATATAAATTGGGGTTACACTAAACACGAAAGTGGTTCCATTTTTAATATACCCAGAGCAGGTACTTATTATTTTAGAAGTGTGGGAGACCCTACTAAGGTAACTCAAATCACGGTTAATCAAGAATCTTATAATCGAGTATATTCTATTACTTGTGACCCTATTACTGGAAAGATAACTCCTACTAACCTAAAAGTAAGTACAGTAGTAAGGGCAAACGTATCCTATAAGGGTACCGTGAAAACCTGTAATGTACGATTATCCGGTACTGATATAGTGAAAGTCTCTGGCTCAACTTGGGAATTTTCAGAGCCTGGTACCTACATCTTTGAGATTGTAGAGTTCCCAGTAAAGCAAACTTCCTTTGTTGTAACTCGAGAAGAGATTACATATAAGGTAAGATGTACACCTTCTGAATTTAGAGTTGGGGATAAGCAAAGTATCAAGGATGCTACTACCACTCTTACCATCGAATCGAATTACCCAGAATCATTTACTGGTGAACTATATTGTAGGCTAATTGGTGATACTAAGTTGTTTAAGAACGGTGATAAGTTTACTGCTAATGGTTATGGTACTTATAAGTTTAAATGTACACTGGATAAAAGGGAAACCGATGAAGGTGTAGGTATATTCGAAGTAGTATCTGGTAAGACTGCAGTATATAGAATTACTGTTAGCCCACCAACAGTCACATTATTCAATGGCTCTGCAAAAGCTACAGTAAAGATACAACGTATTTCTGGTAATGGAGATGATTACAGAGTAAGGGTAATTGAAACTGGGGAAACCTTTAATGCTCAGAATGGTTATGTATATACTGCAAATAGGGCAGGGACTTATACCTTCCAGTCTGTAGCTTACCCTACTGCTAAGACTACTTTGGTAGTTAATAATTCTCCAGTAGTATATCAGAATAAATTAAAGATAGTACCTTCGGATGCTACAGACAGTCATTGGAAAGAACCCAACTGGGCATTACCAGAAGACCAGATAGATGATACTTATGCAGTATACCAATTACTGGATGAGAAGTCTGCTTGTAAGTTCCATCTTGAGGAAATGAAAAATGGGGTCAATGTAAGTGGTACTGCTACCTGTGATGAGAACGGGGAAACCTATAACCTTGATGAGGAAATTGTTCTTACCAAGGCTGGGACTTATACCTTTGTAGCGGATGATGGTTCTTCTTTAAGATGCCAAGTAATATTGGAAGATTATCCTACAATCATCGAGATTTCTTGTACTCCCCCTTATGCAGAATTAAAGGGGAATGTTAAACAGGTATCTACTTTAATCAAGTGTACTTCTAATAAACCAGACTTCGATAGTCGAATAAGGGAAGTTGGTAAAGTAACTACTTATGATGCAGGTGGTGCTGGGTATGAATTCGTTACTGCCCAAGCTGGTGAATATATCTTTGAATCTGTCGTAGATACTTCAAAGAGAACTAAGTTCACGGTAGTAGATGCAGACCTTTTAAGTGTTAGTCCTCAAAAGTTAGAATGGGAACATGATGACCTCTCAGAGAAAACATTTACCATTACAACTTACAGTAATCAATCTTGGCAAATAGTAGAACAATGATAAATTCAACAATCGATAGAATAACAGAGACCACAACTCGGTCTTTATTCAAGGCATTCACTGTGGGTATATTGGGAGAGTGTACACAAATCTTGTATAATTTGAGATGGATGATAATTCTTGCAATAATTCTAATCCTATCAGATTTATGGTTTGGGTTATCGGCAAGTAGGTTACAGAAAATCGAAATTCGAAAATCTAGAGCTGGAAGAAGAACTCTAAACAAAATAGTAGATTATATCTGTTATGTTCTACTTGGTGCTGTACTTGGTAAAGCTATTGGGGAACCCTATGGGATGAACCCAATAGTGGTATCAATAACGGTTATGGTAATATGCTACTGTTTCGAAGTAGATAGTATATATGGACACATCTGTGAAATACATGGTATTAAGAAACGGTACAGTATATGGAGAATACTCTTTAAATTGTTAACCCTCAAGTTCAAGGATGTAGGTGAAGCATTTAAGGATATGTCAGAACAAAAGAATCAATTTAAAAATACTAAGGACAATGAAGACGTACTTTAAGTATGAAGGTATTATTAAATCAAAGGAAGCAGCAGAGGCAATTGCTGCTCCTTCTGGTTTAGGGCCATTCTGTGGATTTGGCTCGGCTACCATAAATGGTAACAAATTAGTAGTATCTCCTCAGGGAGTTGCTGGAAGTAAGTATGCCAATGTAATCAAGGATAGGATTATGGCAAGGTATATGGCAAAGGCTTCAGAAGATGGGGAATTGCCAGATGTAAACTTTGGGTGTATTTCAAGGGATGGGTATGTATTTATATCTGATGAACAAACCCTTACCATTGAGAATATCCAAGGTACCCAAGGTTCAACAGAAGAAGTATTACTCTTTGCAGTACACACTACTATCTCCGAACCTGTAGATAACCCCGTAGATTTTGTAGCTTATTGGAATGAATCTTCCGAAAGCTTTTACACATTGTTCAAAAAGTCTCTGGATATTTATTATCCGATTGCCGAAGAGAATCGTACACCGGATATCATTAATAATGATATATATTCCAATTATGATATGACCTATAGCAATCTTCTAGAGATGGTAGAGAGTGCTTGCCCTTATTACTCTAATAATAAAACTTCCGTTGTTCTTATCGGAGTATATGGTAAGGGTACTGATGCAATGACCAAACGAAATGAGAACTTTGCTATTGTACCTTATCAAGGTAAGTTCCAAGAAATCCCTTATACTACTGCTGCCCAGAGTATGATGAAGGAATCAGTGAAAAGATTAGAACAAGTAAATTCAGGATTCCCGGTAATAGATGAATCTGGTACTAAGTTAAATATCAAGCAATACATCGATAGTCAGATTGAGGCTATCAGAAAAGAATTCGCTGAATCTCTGAGTACTGCTAACTTACCAATAGGTTCTATCATTCTTTGGGAAACAGATGTAATACCCAATGGTTGGGCAGAATATACTAAGGCAGCTGGTAGAATAGTTATTGGTTACCAAGCTGGAGGTGTTCAAATTGGGGATGAAGTAATGTTACAGAATGTCGGAGATTACTATACACCCACTAAGGGTAACTTCTTAATATCAATTAAAGGTGATGACCTTCCTAAGCATAGGCATGCTCTTGGTGTATCTAAAGGTAAACAAGATAATGCCAATAACTGGGAGAACGTTCGTCCTCAATCTTTCTTTAATAGGGAGACGGGATTGAATGGAGATTTCGGTAGAGGAACTCCTACTAAGGGTATTCAAGATGGTGCTATCGTAGTAAGCTGGAACCTATTAGGGGAATCTTTCTTACAAGAAACTTCGGTAGAAACTTTGGATATTGAAAAATTGCCACCGACTATTACATTACGATATATCCAAAAGATATCATCATAAAGTTGTTATTAGTTATTTAGTAGTATTAAAACTCATGTGTATTATTTGTATTGTTTAAGAGTAAACATTTGTTTACAATCTGTGTTTTGCGTAGTAAAAATTAATTGGGAGAGGGACGTTGGGAAACGCCCCTTTTCTTTTGTGTTAATACTTAAGTTCTTCTTTAGCTCGGTCTTCCCAATATTGTATATCTTGTCTAAGTTCTGATATATATCTCATAGATTCATTAGTCTTAGGCATTTCGAAAAATTCGATAAGCATTATATTAGTTATTCGAGTACTATTTTCAAGCCTTTCCTTGATAAAAGGGGGAGGAGTAATTAATACCTCAAACAAAAGATAGGCATCTGGAGAAAGCTTATCCTTCATATAAGTATACATCATATCAAGCATTTCTGATTTAGCTTTCTCTTCTTCGGTATCATCCTCTAATTCTTTATCATTATCGAATAAGTCATCGAGTTTAAAGAGGCTTTGATTATACTCTGCCTGTTCTCCGTATGCAGAACGAAGCAATTTATTTTTGAATGTACTAAGTGATGCAAGGATTCTTGCTTTAAGATGTTCTTCAGTACATTCACCATAGTATTTGTTGAAAACAAATAACATCTTATCCCAGAAATAAGATTGGATAATATCCGGTGTAAGATTAAACCGTTTATAATCAATCTGTCTGGTAAGGTTTCTAATTACTGGCTTACAAACTTTATAAAGTCTGTTGAAAGTAGCTTCATCATATTCTTGCATAGGTTTTAATCGATGAAGCTCTGAACCGTTATTTCCTTTACTTTTTCCCATGTTTTTAAATATTCGTTATGCAAATATAAGTATTTTTTCTTATATAAAATAATAATATTAAATATTCGGGAGCTTAAGGTAGTGGATTAGTAGTTTCTAGATAGATGTCAACATACTTAGAACTATCTCGGTACTATCAAAATCTATTAGTTTATATAATATTGCAATATAGATATGAAGAAATTTAAAGACAACATCAAGTTCAGTTTTTCTCCTGAGTTTCAGTTCGAGATACTCAGGTTTGTTTTAAAAGATAAGGAAGGAGGATTAGTACTCAAAAGGATTAAATCCAATTACCTGGTTCTCATAGAACATTCCCTTATCTTCGAGGGTATATCAAAATATTTTAAGAAGCAAGGCAGAATGCCCTCCGAGAATATCTTAAAGGAAGTATTAAAAGAGTTACTAGAATCTAAAACCTATGTGGATTTGGTAACTAAAGATGATATACCCAATATCAATAAACTAATAAGTAATCTCTATCATATACCCCTATCGGATTCTGATTACATAAAAGAAAAGATATATCAGTTCTCTACTTATGTTGAGATGAAGAACTTAAATGATTCCTTCGATTTGGATAACTTCGAACAATATGAAGAATATTCAAGGAAGATTGAAAAGGTACTTCAGAAAAGTAAACCTAAGAAAGAGGATGAACCCTTATATATGATTCGAGATGTTACGGAGAGACAATTTAGAAGACAATCAGAACCTTCAGTTATACCTTGCCCATTTAGGCAGTTGAATGAACTAACTAATGCAGGAGGTTATCCAGAGCATTCCGTTAATGTAATACTCGATAAACCCAAGGCAAAGAAAACCTTCTTTATGGTAAACCTTGCAAGAGGTTATCTCAGAATGAAGAAGTCAGTATTATATATTGATACGGAAAATGGTCAAGAACAAATCATGGACCGTTTCATTCAATCCAGTATCAATAAAACTAAGAAGGAATTATACTCTGGTGAGTATGATAAACTTGAGGCAAAGCATTTAAGGAAACTTGCAAGGTTTGGAGTTGAATTAGTAGTTGAGCGTGTACCAGCGATGATTACTAATACCACTTATATAAGGGAAAAGATAATTCAATTTCGTAATCAAGGAATCGATATTAAAGTTCTTATGGTTGACTACGCTGGTAAGCTTGCATCAATAGCGGGTGATAGAGAAGATTTCGAAAGGATATCTAATGTATATGTAGACCTTCAGAATCTGGCAGAGGAATTACATTTAGACATTATATGGACTGCTCATCACATTACTCGTGAAGGTAAAAAGCATAGGCTTACTAGATATGATGAGAATGATATATCTGGTTCAATTGCCATTGTTCGTAATGCCCAGGTTATCATGGGTCTTAACTCTACTGAGCAAGAAGAGAAAGATAATATTCTTCGAGCTGAGATAGTAGTACAAAGGGATGGTCTTCCTTCCGGTAGAGCATTATTCAAATGCGATGTCGAAAGGCAAAGATGTACGGAATTTACAAGGGAACAACGTAAACAGTACGATGAGATATATGGTGAGAAGCTCGAGGAATCTCTTAAGAAGAAAGGGAATCCTGATGCTAATGAAGAGAAGCGAGCTAAAACCAGTGGAGATATATAAACCTAAAATATAAGATTATGATTAAGAGATTAGAAGGAATCCAAAAAGGTCAGAAGGTTTACTTAGTACCTTCAGATTCAAGATGTACCCCACAATATGCCGAAGTATATTCAGTGGGTCCCAAGTATATAAAACTTACTGGAGTTAATATAAGTTTAAGGGAGTTCTTCTCTGAAGATGGAAGATCTGCTAAATGGGGAGGATGGGAACTTTTCCTTTCAAAGGAATCCTATGAAGAACATAAAGAATTACTTTCACTCAGGTCACAGGTAGTTACTTTATTTGAGCAAATGGTACTGAAATGCGAAGACCTAGATAAATTACGTAGGCTAAAGAAAAGATATGCCGAATACGATGACCCATTACCATTTTAACCATGAGTAAAATCACTAATGAATTTAAAACCAAGCTCTACAATTATTTTATTAAGAGCTTGGGCGCTTATCAATATAAACGTGGTTGGATGAAATTACCCGTATGCCCATTCTGTCATAGGGAACATAAGATGGGAATTAATCTTTCTATGTACCGTACTAATTGTTTTAGATGCAATTATCATATGAATCCTGCTCAACTAGTAATGGATGTTGAAGGATTTGATACTTATGCCGAACTTTTAAAATTTCTAGATAATGGAAACTTTACAGACAAAGCTTTCTCAGAAGAGAAGATTGAATTATCCGATGCTAAGCCCGTCTATCTTCCAGATGGGTTTAAACTCATTAATCAAGGAACATCACAAGTTGCAAGAAGCATTAGAAGTTACATGTCGAGCCGTGGGTTCACTATCGAAGAATTATCAAAACACGGTATCGGATATGTTGCCACTGAGGGACCTTTTTTTGGGTACCTTATCATCCCGTTTTATTATCGAGGACAACTTAGGTATTACAATGCTCGAAATGTTATCGGAAAAGGACCCAGGTATAATAACCCAGACAAAGACATCACCGGTTTGGGAAAACAGTTTATCATCTTTAATCATGACGCATTGGAGATGTATCGGTCGGTATTCATTTGCGAAGGAGCACTTAATGCTCTCACAATTGGGGATAGAGCAATTGCCACAATGGGCAAAGCTATTAGTCAGTACCAAGTCAATGAACTACTTAAATCCCAATGCCAAAGATATATTATCCTTTTAGACCCCGATGCCAGGTCTTATGCTGTTAATCTCGCACTTAAATTAGTAGCTTATAAAAAAGTCAAGGTAGTATTTCTTCCAGAGGGTTTTGATGTAAATGATTTGGGGAAGAAACAAACACTTAAGCTAGTATATCAAACAAGGTATCAAAGTTATCAAGAACTGATTCAAATCAGAAACTCTTTGGAGTAAGGAGTTCCTATTATATTATAAAATAATATATTTATGCGTGAACCATCTATCCATATAACTAAGTCTCAGTTTGAGGAAATATTAAATACCCTAGAGGTAGATAACTTCCCAGTTGAGGCTTTTTTTGTTATTGCTCGAAAGGAGGCAATAAATCATAGAGCAGTCTTAGTTTCTAATAATAAGAATACTAAGCGAGTTAATAACATTTTACTAGCATCTAAGGGGGATGCTGCCCTTGTTGCTGATATTTTATATGCCACCCGTATAAAGTTAAAGCATAGGGGAGTTCGTAAAATAAACGAAAGTAATACAAGGGAATGGGCAAATTGTAAAAAGCTTGCCGAGATATGTAATACCTTCTGTGAGGATTTTAAATTTGATACTCGAGAAGGTTTTATTAAATATATTGAGACTGGGTTAAAGAGGATGACCGACTATCGGAATGTTATGCAAAGGTTAATATCTATGCAGGATAACATTACTAATCAAGTAGATGCCGAGATAGAATTGCAATATTCAGATTCAAAGCTTACTAAAGAGATACATGATTATTTCATAGGTAAGATTGCTAAGGCAACTGGTATTTATGAATCTTATGAAAACAAACCAGAGAAGTATGTACACTTTGCAAAGGTAGGAGAATTCCTAAAAGAAGAGGGTTGGGATTATAAGACATTCATTGATGCTCAGTTTGAATCTCTTGCATGGTGTAATGGATTACCAGATATTGCACAGATGTATACGGATAAAGCAATTGAAAGATACAATAAGTATTTATATAAGAATAAGAATAAACAACTACTCGAAGATGAACCAATAGTAGAGGGAAGTCTTTGGGATAAAATCAAAGAGTAATATGAGTCAAGTAGCAATTATATATAAAGAATCCCGAGATAATTATATCTCGGGCAATTCCTATACATGGTGTCCTTGTTGTGGTAAATGCTATATATTATCCGAAGAGGAAGTGGTAAATGCTATAGACAATGATCTATCAGTATATGCCGAATGTTCTTGTGGTAATTCATTTTACATAGAAACAGAAGATGAGCAAGATAATTATTCAGAATGGTAATATGTGTGAACTCGACTTACCTCTTAAGTTCGCACAGAAACTTTATAATGAGTTTGCCATTCGACATCCAAATGCTTTCTACTTACGTACAAGGCAAAGAGGTATGCAGAATTGGGATGGTAAGATTCACTACATCACCAAGACTGGTCAATTTAAAATAGGTTTGCTTCCTAAGGTATACGATATGTGTATTGAGATGGGAATTAAACCTAAAGTTGTAGATATGCGTCAACCTTTACCTAAAGTCAGTAAAGTTGTTACGAAGATAGGCAAATATAAATTAAGACCAGAGCAAGAGAAAGCAGTTAAGTCCGTGATTAATAATCGAGTAGGAGATACACCTTTCCATATTGGTGTATTAGATTACACGGTTAATGCCGGTAAAACTCTTATCATGTCGTCTTTATATTTAACCTATAAGAAGCAGTTAAAGACTTTGCTAATAACTAATGACTCAGATTGGTTAAATCAAGCTAGAGAAGAATTTAAGCAATATCTTCCGGGAGAAGATATCACTTTTGTTCAAGGCAAGGTTTTAAACTGGAGTAACTTTACTATAGGTATGGTTCAGTCTATTTCGAGGAACATGAGATTCTATCAAAAAGAATTATCTCAGATAGATATGGTACTTGTAGATGAGGCTGACCAGGGAGGTAGTAAGCAATATCAGAATGTAATCACTCGGTTATTTAATACCAGAATTCGTATAGGATTATCTGGTACGATTTATATGAGTAAGCTTGCTAAGGATAAAGTTAAGAATATGAACCTAGAATGTTTCTTTGGTAAAGTGATTGCTGAGTTTAAACTTAAGGATTCCATCAAGAAGGGTTACTCAACTAAAACTATCGTAAAGATGGTACCCGGTAAACCTTGGTATGGTAATTGGGAATCTGATTGTATATCCTATAAGGAGATATATGATGATTCTATTACCGAAAATAATACCGCGTGGACCATGGCTTATAATAGATTACGATGGAATATTAATCAGGGTAGATTCCCTGCTCTCGTAGTATGCAAGCATATTGCACATTGTGAAAATCTATATAAGTTCTTTAAAAAGAAACTGGGCGATGCCTATAATATTGCCTATGTGCATGTTAATACTCCTTCTAAGTTAAGACAACAAATAATGAAGGATTTTAGAGAAGGTAAAATAGATATCCTGGTATCAACTACAATCATTGCTCGAGGTAAAAACTTTCCTAAGCTTAGGTATTTACTTAATGCAGCAAGTATGGATAGTCAAGAAAAATCCATTCAGTTCCTGGGTCGTTTGGTAAGAACCGATGAATCTAAAAATAAGGTATACCTTGATGACCTTCATTATCCTGGGAATTATTTAGATAGGCACGGTAAACATCGGAAGCAATATTATCAGAGACAAGAATTGAAAGTAATACTGTTAGATAAGCTATGGAAGAAACATCCTAACCATAGCCTTATTAAGAGTTAACTAGAAGTACTATGAGTATTTACTTTTTCTCCGTAGGAGGAAAAGAAGATTACAATTAATAAGCATATAGGCATTATGAATAATGATAAACTAATATGTATCAGAGATGAAGATGATACTAAACTAACTACTCTCTTATCAGAAGGTTGGAGGATAATCCAAATCTCTGCATCAGGTATTTATTGCTGGGTACTCTTAAGGAAAACCCAATAACACTAAAAAGAAAATTAAAGGCTTTCAGTGATGGAGAAATATATTTTAATTACAACGGTGGTTATTATGATAATAATACTCGCTTTAGACTTCATATTTTCTAAGGATGGTTATCAATGCCATTCATGTAAGAAACGTTTTCATAAAGAGGATTTGGAAATCAAAGGATGGCATTTCAAAGAATGGGTCTGTCCTAATTGTAAACACCTTAATTATACTTATGATGAGGAAGATTAAAGAATGGTTTAAGTCTCTTGTTGTGGGGGAGGTACATAATCCTAAACATGTATTCAACTGTAGAGATTTGATATGGATATCAAGCTTGGAAACTTCTCAAAATACTCCCGAATGCTTTACTCATTATTTCTATCTGTACTGGAGTAATGGTATGGTAGTCAAAGTATGTCAAGAGAGTCATGATAGAAATTCATACCAAGAATTATATAAACTCAGGGAACTATTTATAAATAACATGGGTTATTCCTATGTTCCGATAGAAGATAACAGTGAGATATACATTTATTATAAACGTAAAAAGGATATATAATGGCTAAGAAAAAGAAACAACTTCCTGACTTATCGAAGCAAGATATTCTTACTCCCATAGATTTAAGTACTCTGGGGACTAATGGAGACCCTTGCTTTGGTATTGGGTATGATTTATCAACTAAGGAATGTAAACTATGCGGAGACTCAGAGCTATGTGCATTTAAGATGTCACAGAACTTGAACATTACAAGAAAAGAACTTGAACAGAAGAATCAATACAAGGATTTGGATGTACTTGAAGATACCGTTGGTATCAAGAAATACATCCGATGCTTGATTCGGAAAGGCAAAGAGAAAAAAGAAATTATCTCAAAGACAGTTGAGAAATTTGAAGTACCAAGAAAACGTATTAGAGAACTTTATAAAGAGTGTACTAAATAATGAAACCAATAGAGATGATATGGGCTATGTTCAAGGTATACCTTAACAACCCAAACTATTTTGTAAAGCAAGAAGATGTACTTGCTAATTTATGTATGGAGGGTTCTACCGATGTAATCAGGATGTGTAATTCATTGGGAGTACATGTTTCTAGACCCGAGAAATTAACCTTTGGACAACTTTTACGTAAATGTAATATATTATGAACAGATTTAGATTTATCAAAGTAAGGGAGGTAGTATCTCCCAACAGAGCAAACCCAAATGATGCTGGGTTAGATTTCTATGTACCAACTAATTTATACCCTGAGGATATTCATTCTAAAAATGAATTCGACTCCGAAGGTTATGATTTAGATGTTCCTTTTGGTGAATCCTTTGTAAGGCATATAGCTTTAAAACCAGGTCATCGTATACTTATCCCATCGGGTATCAAAGGTTTGCTAGAACCTCCTGCATCTATGTTAATGGCAGCAAACAAATCTGGTATAGCTACTAAGAAAGGGTTAATCTTTACTGCCGAGATAGTGGATTCCCCTTATGTTGGAGAGATACATATTGGGATATATAACACTTCTCAAGAAATTCAGGTTATCGAGGCTGGTCAAAAGCTGGTACAATTTATTCATGTACCCATTTATATTACCGAGCCAGAGGAGATTCAGCAAGAGGAGTTTTATACTGAATCACAAATGTGGGGAAGCAGAGGAGATAAAGGATTTGGTTCATCTCAAAACATAAAATAGTGGACATAAGGAATATAAATGAACAAGTGCCTCAGGTAGAAGAAACTGAGGCACGGATACTACAAGAAATGTATGATCTTGGGATAGAACAATTCTCTGGATATAAATCTATAGAGAAGTTACCAGATTATCCTTTAGATATAAATAACCCAAAGAACCAAGTTATCCTAAAGGATTTTATTGGTAGGGTTATTGAGGAATTAACCGAAGGATTCGAATCTACCGATGAAGTAGTATCTATATATCGTGATTATGGATGGAATAATGATTGCTTAACCTCAGAAGAATACACTCAGGTATTAAATCATCTAGCAAATGCAAATGAGGAACAAGCAGATGCCTTGGGATTCTTCTTTACTTTGCTTTTGTATTCTAATATATTGCCAGAAGATATTCTGAAATACCAAGATGCAAAGAGTTTATTTGAGGTAATGGCAATTGGAGTCAAAGACCTACTCATCAAGTACCCAGATCATCGAAGTGTAAGGAAATATCCTATATTAAGTTCAACTGATTGGGCAAGAGAGGATAGAGCAGAGTATGATAAGATAGTTTCTTATACCCCAGGTTTTCATGAAATGAGCGAGATATCTCATGAAAACGAGAAGCTATATTTATGGGAAGTAATATATGAACTTAATAAAGCAAGGAACTTCCTTAAGTGTAGACCCTGGAAACAAACTCAAGTGATGACTAAAGAAATAGATTTTCAGGAATCTTTGGTAAAGTCATTCTATCTCTATATGGGATTTTTAGCTATGCATGGGTTTACTCCTTGCGGACTATTTAGTTTATTCTTTAAAAAACAACGTCTCAATTTATGGAGACAAAATACTAATTATTAATATGAAGGAAGGTAATATACCGGGTTATCCAAACTTTTATGTTTCTAAAAGAGGTAGAGTTTGGAAAAGAGTAAGGGATGGTACTTGGAAAGAGTTACAATATATTAAAAATCCTACCAGAGGTTATTTACATGTTAGTTTAAAAGGGAAGCAATTTAGATTGAATAGGCTAGTAGCCATAGTTTATATACCTAACCCAAGTAATTTACCTATTGTAATGCACCTTGATAACAACATTTATAATAACCATTATAAGAATCTTAAATGGGGTACTTATAAAGAGAATACTCAACAAATGATGAGGGAAGGTAGGAATAGAGGTCAATTTAAACCTACTATCACTAAACAACAGATTAGTTTAATATTAGAGAAGTATGCCACAGGTAAATATTCTCAGATTCAATTAGCTAAATTAGTTGGATTAAAGAGTCAAGGTAGGATAAGTAGAATCATAAATAAGTATAGCAGTGTCGGGTTGGAATAAGAAATTAGAGGGGCTTCAACTTAATACGGAGGAGTCCCTCCATTCGTTAGAATTTGCTACTTCACAAGAGGCATGGGAAAAACTCAATGAGGGATTCCTAAGATTAGAGCCTGCTTTATTTGGAAAGGGGGCTATGGCTAATAGTGGGGTAGCAGTAGTGTATAATGTATTTATAAAAATACGAAAAGCATGGGTAGACCCCGAATTTGATTATGGGAGATGTTTCAATTACAAAGAAACTAAGTGGACTAGCTTATTGAATAACTACATAGATTTTAATAAGCTTGACTTGTTGCGTAGTAAACTGAGAGTACTGAGAAATAAGTACAATCAGAATTACAATATAACTTATATGTTTAACAATCATCATGATAACGGTAAACAATGTCTAATAGCTGCGACTTTTTCAAAACGATTCAGGGAGGACATCCCAGTTATTACAATGGTAGTTCGGGCTTCGGAAATTACCAAGAGGTTAATATTCGATTTCCTATTAATTCAACGAATGTCAGAGTACGTATATGGGCCGGACCAGTCAGTACAAATCAACCTATTTGCGACTCAAATGTACGGAAATGTGGAGACACTTTTAATGTATCATACCCATAAACCTTTGAAGAAGGTACTTAAAGGAGCAGAGGAGAATTCATGGAATAAGAGGATAAAAGAGATATGGAAAAAATTCCAAAAGGGCACAGAGAAGGAATTCTCTTCATTCAAGGTATTCTTTAGAAGTTTTAAAGTGCTTCGACCAGATTTATATGAAGAAACATATAAATCAATGAAAGCAAAAGAATTACTTCTTGAATACGAAGATATTGAATATCCCGAGAATGTAATCTCTTACTCTCAACGTAAAGCCTATAAAAAGAAACTTTTAAAACAAAAGAACAATGGAAGCTAAGGAATTTTTAAATCAGAAGCGTATAGGATTAGTAAACAAATTCTATTACCAAGTTTTTGAGATTAAAAAGAACGGGGGAGAACCAGATATACCCTTGTTATTAAAAGAGGTAGAGGATTTTGATGATTTTGTATATCGATACTGGCATATGACCTGGGTTAGTTCTACAATGTCATACAATTAAATATTTATATTATATGAGGATATATTCTAACAGTTTTGAGTTAATGTCCGAAATGGGCAGAGAACTCAACAGTTATGGTCAAACTGTAAAACCAAAGACCTATCAAAATAAAGTGATTGAAGGTAATGAGGATTTTATTACAAAAGAACTCATTTGCCAACAATATTGTTTAACTTCACTTGGAGACCCAGTATGGTTATTCATATTCTCTCATTCAAAGGGATGGGCAGATGCCGAGTTTAAAGAAAGAATTGGTTGGTATGATTTAAATCCAGGTAAAGCTTGGGAATTGAGAAAAGATTTATGGGAACAGTTTTTGGTGAATGGTAAGTTTGATTACACCTACCCAGAGCGTATTTGGAACTCGTTATACATTTATGGTAGTACTTCTTTTAACTGTGATTCAGCAATGCAATCAGTTATTGAACTTCTTAAGAGGGATAATGATACTCGTAAAGCAGTACTCCCTATATTCCATGGTACAGATTTAAGATTCCTTGATGGAAGTAAACGTATACCTTGCTCAATGTATTATGATTTCCTTATCCGTCAGAATGGTAAAGGAGAGAAGGTATTACATATTTGCTATCATCAAAGAAGTTCGGACTTTGTACAACATTTCGGTAATGATGTATATCTTGCATGGAGACTCATGCAATATGTAGCTAAAGAGGTAGGAGTAAAACCGGGTTATCTGTATCACACAATCGATTCTCTTCATGCTTATAAGAAAGATTGGACATCATTAGCATCTAATCTGGAAGACTTACAAGAGAAATACTAATAATGAGGGATGTATCTACTACTGGTGGGTATGTCCCTTTTTCTATTTTAAAATATGGAGACACGGTATACAATAATAAAAAACAAGAGGGAGCTTAAGAAACTTATTGCTTGTTGTAAAGCTACGGGTTATGCTTGCTGCGACTACGAAACAAATGCAGAACCTATATATAATAAGGGTTTTAAGCCAACTATACTCTCAGTATCCTGGATGCCAGGGTTTGGTGCTTCCATTCCTTTAGACCATTTCGAAACAAAAGATTATACTTCACCGGGTTGGAATTGGAAAAAGATGCTAAAGAAATTTGGGGAAGAGGTAATCGAGAATTATGACATTGTAAAGGTTGCATGGAACTGGAAGTTTGATGACCAGATAAACCAAAAGTATCAAATATTCTATAGGGGTACTTGTTTAGATGGTATGCTTGCAAAATATGTTCTTAATGAGGAAAAACCCCATGACCTAAAATCAATGGTAAGAAGGTATTTGCCTGAGCATGGTAATTATGAGAAACAAGATGCTTTTGATAAAATACCTTGGGATAAAAAAGAATTAGACCCACTTTGCCATTATGGGTGTCAAGATACAGATTATACTCTTAGGTTAATGATATTCTTTGAGAAGAAGTTGGTGGATTTAGGTATGTATTCGGTATTCCGTAATTTATTCATGTGTAATTCACGAGTACTAACATCGGTAGAAAAGGAGGGTTTATATCTAGATACTGATTTCAATAAAAAGCTTTTGGAAGAATATAAACCAAAAATAGATGCTGCTAGAGACGCAATATACGCTTTGCCAAGAGTAAAGAAATTCGAAAAGAAGTATAACCAAGAAAAGATTGATAAATATATTCAGTCTATTGAAGACGAACTTGAAGAGTTAGATTATAATGACCCAAAAGATAAACGGAAGATTGCATCAAGGGAACAGAAAATCTCAAATATCAAAGCAGGTATATTCACAACTAAAAAGGAACAAGAATTAATAAGGCCCATTAATTTGGGTAGCCCAGTTGATTTACCTGCATTGATGTATTCAGAAGATGGCTTTCATTTTGATGTGATTAAGGATAATGAATCTGGTAAACCAAGTACTGATGAAGAAACTCTTACTAACCTTAGGCTAACTATTAAAAAGCCCGATTCACCAAAGGCAATATTTCTTGATAAGCTTCTTGAATTACGAGGGTTAGAGAAAATGTATAAGACCTATATTTATGGATGGTGGGAAAAGGTACAAGATGATTCCCGATTACATGGTAGGTATAATATACACGGTACAGATTCTAATAGATTTAGTTCTGCAGACCCAAATATGCAGCAGATACCAAAGACGTCAGTAGACCCAAATATCAAGAAACAATTGATTGCCCCTCCTGGATATTTATATATGGCATTTGACTACTCTCAAGCAGAGTTAAGAATGATGGCACACTTATCAGGTGATGAAACATACCTTGATGCTTTTGCAAAGGGGGCTGACCCTCACTTGGGTATAGCAGCAGCAAAATATGGGGTTCCAATTGAAGAAGCATCTAGGATATATGAAGATGAAAATCATCCAGACCATAAACTATGGAAGACTAGAAGAAAACAAGCTAAGCAAATTGCATTCGGTTTGATTTATGGTATTGGGGAAGCTTTACTTGCAGTAAAACTATCCGACCCAAAAGCTGGTATTATAGTTACTAAAGAAGAAGCCCATAAAGAAATGGCAGAGTTCTTTGAGAAACACCCAAAGATACTTAAGTTCAAAGAGAAGCAAGAGAAATTCCTTCGTAAGCATGGGTATTATACTCAGTTATTTGGTACTAAGAGAAGATTACCACAAATATACTCAAATGATAAACAAGAAGTTGCTTATGCTATTCGTTTGGGACTTAATTTTCCTTGCTTATTACCATCATCTCAGGCTCTTAGTAAAACTAAGGGATGGGTAAACTATGAAGATTTAAAGGTTGGTGATGAGATATTAGCTTTTAATCGGGATATAGGAGAATCAGAATGGCAAAAGGTTGAAAGGGTAAATGTATTTGATTATGATGGAGATATGATTAGGTTAAAGACAAAACATCTAGACGTATTATCAACCCCAGACCATAGATGGGTAGTTACTAAACCAAATAAGATATCTAAGTTAGATAATACCGAAGTATTAACTTCTGAAGAATTATACAATTCAGATAAACCTTATGCTATCCCAATAAGAGCTCCTCATAATAATCAAGTGAAAGCTAGATATTCGGATGCTTATGTAGCTTTTTTAGGTTGGTATCTTACTGATGGTCATCTGAAGAATGGTAACATAGTAAGAATATGTCAGAGTAATACTGCAAATCCTCACAAGGTAGGTATTATTGATTCTATTATGGAAGAATTAGATGTAGAATTCTCCCGTAGAGAAAAGAATCAAGTGATATGGGAAATAAGAGACCCAGGATTTGTTTATAAACTTAATAGGTTAGTTCCTGAACGTAAGTTAAATATGAAGTTATTAACTCGATTAACTAACCCTCAATTAAGTATCTTATTAGAGAATATGAGATTAGGGGATGGTTGGTCGATATGGGCAACCGGAGATAAAACTCAAGGAGAATTACTTCAGGCTTTGGTAGTACTTTGTAACAACACCTCAAGTATGTATGAATTATCACATGAAGGTGACATATCTTATTTTAAAGATAAGAAACCAAGTAAATATGGTCAAGAGTTTGTACGGGCCACTAAAACTAGTTATGGAGTAAAATTCTCTAATTTTAGGAAATCAGTAAACACCAAGAATACTTACAATTCAGAGAATAATTTAACGAAAGAGAAGTATGTAGGTAAAGTATGGTGTCCTACTGTAAAATCTGGAGCTTTCTTTACAAGGGTAATTGGTGAAGATAAACGATATAGAACTTTAATCACGGGTAATTGCCAGGGTGCTGCAGCAAATATGACCAATTTCGGAGCTATCCTTGTTTATTGGTTAATGAGACAAGGTAAATTACCTCGTATGCTTGAAGTAGCAACTGTTCATGATGCAGCCTATTTTTACTCAAAGCCTGAATATATTAATACTTGGACTGTTTTTAAAATATGGGATATATTGAGAAACCCTAGTACTAAGAAATATTTTGGTTTTCAAGTGGATGATATAGATATGTCAATGGACTTCTCTATTGGTAGGTCAATGGCAGAAGAATTACCTTTTATTCCTGGGTATGATTATAGAAAGATGCTTCAACCAGATTTCTCAGTAGAGGAGTATATGGAAGAACATAAGAAGTATAAGAATGTAATCATTAAGGATTATCCTAAATTGTTTAGTAAAGAGATAAAGCAGTATGAGGAAGATTTTAAAGGGAAACTTAGATTGCATTGGTTGCCCTAATTACCATGTTACCAAGAATGGTAAGGTATATTCTAATTATAAGGGTAAAGGTTGGGTAAAATTATCCCTTAATCGAATTAAAAATAACGGATATGTTATAGTTTCTATTAGGGATACGAATGGATATAGGTACACTTATAACATTCATCAATTAGTAGCATTAGTATATGTACCAAACCCAAATAATCATAAGTATGTATGTCATAAGGATAATATAAGAACTCATAATCATTATAAGAACTTATATTGGGGTACTGCTAAGGAAAATACTCAACAATGTATTAGAGAGGGTAGGTTTAAATTTTCAGATACAAAGTTAAGTAGACCCGATATACTTCAATTACTTTATGAGTATGATACTGGTATGATAAAAGCAAAACTTGCTAGGAAGTATGAGATATCACCAATGTTAGTATATAAATATATTAAGAAAAGAAAACGTTATGAAAAAGATTTTGAACGGGCCCACGGTATGGAGGGCTAAATGCCCAGTATGTGATTGCGAATTTGAATATGATACCAGTGAAACTTTTGGGGTTTATAATAAATCTGGGGATTATTTTAGGATAGTACAATGCCCCAATTGTAAAACTAATCTGAAGCATTCAGAATCTGTATCAACCATTACATCATCGAAAAGAGAGGATACTATGTCTACATAAATAATATAAATTTATGAGATTATGGCAACACAGAAAGAGATTGATAATGCAAGTAAGCTAACTGCCCTTACTTATATGGTTGCAGGGTGTTTAGGTTATTCTATCGAAAATTTACTTAAGTATTTAGATGGGGTTAATCTAAGGTTGAGTGGACAAGAAAAGATGTTACTTAACCGATTAAAGACCCAGTTATCTCAAGTACAAACTAATCTTACTACTTTAGAGGGATTGGCTTTTAAAGTAATGGCTACGGATGAGGATGGTAAACTTGCTTATGAAGATGCCACCCATATTTATTGGGCTGCATTTTTGGCATTACTCGATAGAGGCGGTACCGATAACTTATGTGACTTAAGATTAATGGCTTTGGTAGATAAGGTAAGCATCTATAAATCTCTTCTTAATTTGCCTGGTATGAAACTCTCTTATCAAATGGCTTTTGCTCAAGTAACTAAAGCAATAAGTAAGGGAGAATTTAGTAAAAAAGACTTTAAGAACCTATTAGAAGTTTATGAAGACGGAACTGAAAAAACTAAGGGTTAAGTTCGAAGGTAAACTTATTGAGATTGATATTCAAAAGGAATTATCTATCAATGAGAATATCATCAATTCTCAGCTACGAGAATCTCCTTCTAGTTATTATGTACTTGCTTCTTTGAGAGATAAGTATATAAAAGAAAGAGATGCTCTAGCAAGGGAAAAAGAAGAAGCTTATTCGAATGCCTGGTTATATTATAAGGATGCTAATGAGAGATGGAATAATGAATACGTATCTCATAAGGCAAACCTTAACAAGAAATACTCTTCTATCAATGAAAGGTATTTGAAAGCTGTAGAAAAAGCAAATAAGTTCATAACTATATGTAAAGCCTATGAGAGTCGGGAGAATATACTAAGAACTATTAATGCGAATCTAAGAAAGGGTTAACCCATTGAACTATAAACAATTACTAACTTTTAAAAACAGTATTAGAATATGAATTATTCAATGACATTTATCTCACCTCTTGTAGCTGAGAAATTTAATCAAGAATTACCCGGATGCCCAACAGAAAACCGGGTACTTATTTTATCTCCAAAGGAGGTAAATCAAACTAAATCCGGTTTGATTATCCCTGAACAAGTAAAAGAGGGAGTTCCTCGTAAAGGGGTTGTAGTAAAGAGTGGGGAAATTACAGAAGAATACAAAACCTACCGAGAATTGGTTGCTGTAGGTAGAATAGTTACCTATGGTTTGTATGCAGGTAAAGAACTTGAATTCGAAACGGACAAACTATCTCCTGCTCTCAAACAACTTTTAGAGAAAAACGTTCTTACCGTATTGAGTATGAACGAAGTAGTTTACTCAGAACCGAATAATTAAAACTAATCATTATGATAAAAGACAAGAAGAAAAAGAAAGTTTCATCAGAGGGACTTTCTACAAAAGAAAAGATGCTAGCTAGAAAGAAACAGCTAGAATCTAAGGGAAATGGCAGTGGGTTGGTATATCCAAAAGAAGGAACCCTGAGAATGAGAATTAAATCTCCAGGTGATGACCAAGAATTGGGTATCGAAATTATTCAATTTTACCTGGGTGGAAATTTGGGAGGAGTTATATCTCCGGCTACTTTTGATGAACCTTGCCCATTCATGGAGAAATATCAAGAATTGAAAAACTCCAAGGATGAAGATGACAAGGAACTTGCCAAGAACCTGGTACCAAGAAGAAGATATGTTATTGGTGGTATCATCTACTCAGATGAAAAGGGTAGTAAGGTAGATTACGAAGGCAAAGATAAGGGAGTTTTAGTTCCTCGCTCAGTATACCAGGATATCATTGACCTTTACCTTGATGAAGATGAGGCAGGTGATATGACAGACCCAAAAACTGGATACGATATCAAGGTAATTCGTTCCGGGTCTGGTAAACTAGATACCACTTATTCTGCCCGTGCTTGCAAACCAACTAAATTGGACAAGAAATATCAAGGTACAATTGACCTTGAGGGGATAGTTCGTTCTCAAATCAAATCATATGATGAGTTGGAAGATTTACTTTCACAGTATCTAAACGAAGACCATGGGGATGACGATGAGGATGATAAGTCAAAGAAGAAAAAGAAAAAGGGAGTTCACAAAGACCATTACATGGAAGATGATGAACCTAAGAAAAAGAAAAGAAAATACAAATCGGATATTTAAGGGTTAGTAATATGGTTTCATTCGAAGGTGGTAATTAGATTCGTTCTGTTATCACCTTCTTTAGTTTAAAGACATTACATTATGGCAAAGAAATCTAAGGTTGGTTTAAAAGTACCAACAGCAAATGAGATGGCAAAGAAATATGGGAGTATGATTAAATTAGCTTCAGAAGTAACTGATACCGATTTATATATACCATCTACTTTCTTTGCTTTGAACTACTTATTCGGTAAGGGTATTCCTTATGGTAAAATCGTAGAGATTGCTGGAGAAGAATCCTCTGGTAAATCTTTGGTGGCTTATAACTTTGCTTATGCTACTCAACAACTTGGAGGTCATGTGATATGGGTAGATGCTGAACAATCATGGATGAATTCATGGGCTGAAATCAATGGAGTAGACCCTGCAAGAGTAACTATTGTTAATGATACCCGTATTGAATATATTGCAGACGTAGTGGCAGACTTAGCAATTTATTTACGTTCTCAATTAACTCACAATGAACCGATACTCTTAGTAATCGATTCCATTGCAGCTACTGACTGTACTGATAATATAGATGCTAAGATGGTTGATGGTAAGGCAGAGATGGGAGGTAGAGCAAAGGCTCTTTACAAATACTTCCGTATCAGAAGTGAGTTATTCTACAAGCTGGGAGTATCTCAGATTTATATTAACCAATTAAGAACTGCTTTAAATGTCGGATTTGGAAAAGATAATACAACAACTACAGGAGGTGCAGCACTTAAGTTCTACGCTTCAATCAGAGCTGCTTTCTATTCAGGAAGGTCTGTTACCATTAAACAAAATGGGAAAGAAAGGAAAGCTGGGAAACTTGTCACTATCAGACTTATTAAAAATAAAGTTGCGCCTCCTCGACCTACAATCAGCAAATGCCCTGTATATTTCAATCCTAAATTCCACGAAGTCGGGTTTGATAGATGCTATGCTTTAGAAGATGTATTGGTAGATACCGATGTAATCGAAAAAACTACTGGTGGGTATAAATTGAAAGGGAAAACTCTTGCAAGAGGAGAAGAGAAATTCCAAAAGCTTCTGGAAGAAGACGATGAACTTCGTAGAAAACTTTTACGGAAAGCTGGAGTAAATACCATAGGTACTACTAAAAAACAACTGGGGAAAATAGAAACAAATCTATTCCCAGTCGATGGTGTAGAATATGAAAACTATTCAGATTCAGAAGAGGAGGAGGAAGACGATGAATAAGAAAGAGGTAGAAGGTACAGAGATTCAAAGGTCATATATACCTAAGTTGATAGGTATGGGGTTTACTAGAAAAGAGGTATCAGAGATAACCGGGCTGGGATATCAACTAATATCAGATTATTATATTAAATATAAAAATAAATATGAAAAATAAAAAATTAATATTATTAGTTGACGGCGAGAATATTTTGCATCAATCTTTTCACAAATTTGAAAAACTTAAATCTACAGATGGTAAACCGAGTGGGGCAATATTCGGATTTTTCAAATCTCTACATATGTATCTTACAAGGTTCGAACCGGATGAGGTTTATGTTTCATTTGATAATGGTCATTCACCAGTAAGGATGGAGTTATTACCCAATTATAAGGAGCATCGGAAAAATATATCTGTAGATTACGAATCATTGCAAAAGCAAAAGGCAATTATAATGAAAATGCTGGGTATGCTAAGAATTAATTATATCTTCGATAAAAAGAAATCTACAGTATATGAAGGAGATGACTTCTTAGCATACCTTGCAATTAAAAAATTCCAATCCGAGAAAATGATACTTATATCATCGGATAAAGACTTTAACCAGTTGCTATCAAATAACCTGAGGATATATAATCCCAGAAAAGATGAGATGATAAGAATGGATAACTGCAAAGAATTATTCGGTTATCATTCTCATGAAACGGTAGAGTACCTTGCAATGGTTGGAGATACTTCCGATGATATACCAGGGTTCCCGGGTATAGGCCCAGTAAAAGCAAGGAAAATCCTTGATGAGGGTAGAATTGAGAAGTTTATTGCCCAGAGTAAGAACAAAGAATATCTTCAAATATGGAAAAGGAATGAACAGTTAATCGACCTTTTCTGGTTTGTAAGACATAATCCATTGGATAAGTTACCAATTAAGTCAAAGAAGAAGTTTAAGTATGAGAAATTCAAAGAACTTTGTATCGAATACTCTTTAGCATCATTTTTGACAAATGAATTTATAAAACCATTTAAAGCATTACATCATGAGTAAGAGAATTATGTTTGTGGGTCCCTCTGGTATAGGGAAAACTACTTTAGCTAAGTATGTAGCTAAGAGAGAAGATCTACCTTTTATTTCTGGTAGTATGTCAGATTTATTACCTGCTACTGAAGGGGTATCACATAATGAAATATTATCCCTCGGTTCGGAGGCAATGTATAAAGCAGATTATCAACTTATGAACAAAAGGAATAGGTTATTCAAGGATAGAGAATACTTCGTAACTGATAGGAGTTATGCAGATTTGGCTGCTTATTTTTGGTATAAGCAATCAAGAACTTTACCAGAATGTGAAATGGAACATTTTTTCTGTCAATGTAAGACTTTAATGGAAGATCAATGTGATGTAGCAATCTTCTTACCATTAAATCTAGATACTTATAAGCATTGGTCAATGGAAGATAATGGTAAGAGAATACTTAACAGATTCTTCCAAGTTCAGATATCATCTCTTATGGGGGAATTGCTTGCAAATTGGGAAATACCCACTATTTGTATATCTGAGCTCGATTTAGGTATGAGAACGGAACAAATCAATTACCATTTAGATAGGATATGGGGAAAGAAGTAATAGCAATAGCCTTTTCAGATTTACATATAAATCTATGGGCTAAGTTTAATGAGAACAATCACAGGACCCTGAATAGTTTCAGGGTTTTGTCGATTATACGGAAATTATGTAGAAGGTTTAACTGTCCTGCATTATTTTGTGGAGACTTATTTCATAAGGCCGAAACAATGGACCAAGAATTAGCAGAGATATGTTATAATGAACTAATCGAAGGATTTTGGATATATGCCATATCTGGAAATCATGATATTAAGAAAATAAGTAAGGTTGGTACTAAACCCTTTAGCTGGCTTTATCAAGTAGAGAAGTATGGTATCATGATATTAGATTATGAAAAAACCCAACTATCTTCTACACATAAAGATATTATGGTATATGGGGTTCCTTATATTGATAATAACGTGGGTCTAAGTGAATACTTAAAGAAGTTAGAATTAGATAAAAGTAAAAAGAATATTCTTTTACTACACACCGATTATCCTGGTGCAAAAGATACCGATGGTAGGGAAATAGATTCCGTAGAAAACTTAAATGTGAATGTTCTCAATAAGTTCGATTTAGTATTATGTGGGCATATACACAAACCACAAAGACTATCAAAGAAGGTTTATATGATTGGAGCCCCTAACCATCAGAGGAGAACCGATAGGGGATGTGAATTGGGGTATTGGAAAATCTATGAAGATTTGTCTCTGAAGTTTGTACCTTTGAAAAATTTCCCAAAGTTCATCGATGTAGAAAGGGAAGAGGATATTAATGATGATGGCAATTATTATACGGTAATCCCTCAAAAAGCTAGTACTCCAGTTAATAACAAACATAAGATTACTAAGCAACTTTCTAAGAAGTCTCTAGCAAAGAGATACCTAAGAGAGAAAGGTATTAAAGATGAGGTTAAAACTAATCTATTAATTGAAACACTTAAAAAGGCTGAGTCATGTTAACGTTCTTAAACTTAGAGGCAGAAGGATTTTGTTCAATAGAATCCTTACACCTACAATTAAACCCAACTTGTACCATACTTATCAAGGCCCCAAATGGGAAAGGGAAATCAACTATTCTCTCTGCCTTGGTATGGGCAATATATGGGAAAAACCTAAAGGGTGTTTCTGAGGTAAATACTTGGAAGCAAGTAAGGCCTAAAGATTACAAGGGTACTAAGGTACAAGTATATTTTCAGAAAGATTCTCATACATATAAGATAGTTAGATGTCAAAAGTATGATGAAGTACTTGAGGATGGTGCTAAAGGTAAAGACAGACTTATCTTCATGAAAGATGGGGATATAGTTGATATCAAAGGGAAGGGGAAGATACAGGATTCTATAAACCGAGAGATAGGCCTATCATATACTCTGTTTATGAACTCAATTATGTTTGGGCAAGGTATAAAAAGACTCATACAAGAATCTAATTCTGATAAGAAAAAGATATTCGAAGAAGTATTCGATTTGGAGTTCTTAAACCTTGCTAAAGGCATTGCATTACAAGATAAAAATAACTTGGTATCTCAAATAAACGAAGTAGAACATGAGTCTCAAATGCTTAAGAAAGAATTAGAGGCTAATAAGGAGGCTTACTTCGATATGAGAGATAGAGAAAAATCTTTCAAGCAAAAAATTAAAGAAGAAAGAAGAGAGTTAAAGCAAGATAGAGAAAAGCTAACTAAGCTACTAATTGAAAAACAAAAACAAATCAAGGATGAAGTAGATGCTTCGCTTCAGATAAAGATTAAAAAACAAAATGAACTAATCCTTGATTTGAGGGGTAAGATAAAAGATGCAAAGAATTTATCGAATGTACCCCTTAAGAAAGTAATCAAAGAATTGGTAATACAGTTAGAAGCCGGTCACTACAAACGTGCGTTACGTGATGCTAAATCAATATATAAAGCGTTTTCTGACCTTGACAAATATGATAAAGAGTATCAAGAGGCTTTAGAGAGGTTGGAAGAACTTAGTAGTGTAAATGATAGGTATAAGAAATTAAAATCAGACTGTGATGATATTGCTTCTGATATTGCTTCTATTGACGAAGACCTGGCTAAGCTCAAGCAAGAAAAGCTTAAGGTCATGTCTCCAAAGTATAAACAAAAACTTAAGGAGATTAGGAAGAATTTACGGAAGGTTGATGAAGACTTTCACAATAAAGAGTTAGAGTTAGAGAATTATAACTGGTTAATTAATGACCCATTGGGTAATAATGGGATTAAGGCTTACCTATTTGATTCATCACTTGAGTTCTTAAATAAATGCCTCGATAAGTATTCAGAGGTATTGGGATTTAGGGTCGAATTTAATATTGATTTGGGTACTGCTAGAAAAGAATTTGTTACTCTTATTGAAAGGGATGGGATGATTATAGATTACGATGAACTATCAGGTGGCGAGAAACAATTGGTCTGTGTAGCAATGGCTTTTGCAATGAATGAGGCTTTAACTGCCTCTAAGGGTATTAACTTAGCATTTCTCGATGAGGTATTTGAATCTTTAAGTTCAGATAATGTAGAAGTAGTTACCTCACTAATACGTCACATATTCAAAGAGAAAACTCTATTCTTGATAACCCACTTAGATTCACTTTCTCTTGGTAATACCAAAATTCTGCAAGTGGAAAAGACCCAAGGCCTGAGTAGGTACCAATTACTATAATGGTATATAAAATACAATACACCATTATATTATGAACTCTAAGAATAAAGGAAATCGATTCGAAAGAAAAATTGCCGGGTTTTTTACGAAATGGACCGGGTACAAATTTGAAAGGAATAGAGCAGGGAGTGGAGCTTGGCATTCAAACAAGGACTCCACTTCCGATTTAACCTGTACTGATGAAAGGCATGCTCATAGATGTAAGATATCTATCGAATGCAAGAATTATAAAGAGATTAAGTTTGAACATCTACTCTTAGGTAATAAGGGATGCGATATATTGAAATTCTGGGAACAAGCTTCTAAGGATGCAAAAAGAGCAAATAAAGTTCCCATACTCTGTATGAGATATAATTCAATGCCCTCAGAAGAATTTTTCTTTGTAGTTGGAAAGGATTTATCTCCCGTATTCTATAAACCACTATTCGATAAAGCCAATATTATGGTAATTGATGTACCAAAGATAGGTGAGATTCTTTATGTATTCATGGCTAGTGACATATTGAAGAATGTAAACTATAAGTTAGTACATAAACAAGCTAAGTTAATTATTAAAAACCGGTAACCTATGAAGAAGCATACCCCATACTCATATTGTATATTTTACCTTGAAAGGAAGTACTGTGATAAAATCAATAAAGAACTCAAAGAAAAGGGGTATGACCAAATCAAGGCAATTATTCCTATGGTAAACGTATTAAGAAAAACCACAAAAGGTAAGATGGTATTCGAAGAAGTACCAGTATTATTCAATTATGGTTTTATGAGAATGCCCACTAAATTAGCATTCTCAAGGCCCTTTCTTAATAAGTTACGTAGGAATATATCTGGTATCAGAACTTGGTTACGTAATACCGAGACAATGCACCCAAGAAAGAAAAAGGTAAGGATTGACAATGCAGAAGACTTTGATGATTTTTCTTTAGTGGCTACTTGTAGTAGAAAAGAAGTAAGGCGATTTAAACGTATTGCTAGAGAGAATAAGAAGTTTTCAGTAGATGATTTAGTAAATGTAAAGCCTGGAGATTACTTAGTATTACGGGGTTATCCTTATGAGGGAGTAGATGCTACAGTATTAGAGGTTGACCATCTTTGTAAAAGGGTAAAAGTTCTTATATACCCCGAAATGGGAAGAATGGAAGTATGGTTACCTTTTGACAACGTTATCTATAGTGTATATTTAAATCATGACCCAGATAAGCTTTATGCTAATTCTGGGGAATATAACCCTAATCAGATAACCAATGAAGCAATTGATAGTATAATGAGATATAGGAGAATTTAATGTTATGAACGAAGCTCAACAAAAAGCCTGGAGTTGTTTAATTGATAAAGAACAACAATCATTATTCCTTCAACTATCAGAAAGTAAATCTTCATGGGAAGCTGGTGAAATTTTAAAGTTATCTCATTACAAGTATCTTGAAATCCGGGAACGGTCAGAGAAATTCTTTAGGCTATTCTCGGATTTTTTTGAGAAACACACTTCTATTTTTCGACCAGATTGCCCCTGTGAGAGGAATTTCCAAGATTATATGGAGGGATGTTTAGAGAAACGATTAAAAAGAAAAGAAGCAAGCTTATTCACAGGAGACTCAGCTCAATTACTCCCAAAGGTAAACTCTAAAAATATAGAGAGAAACATGAAGAGGTTAAAGGAGTCTGAGGATGAATGGGACATAGATACTCTAAGATTAATTCTTGAATTTGATAGGTGGAATAACTTTAGAATACTTCCAAGGATGCTACAACAGCCATCTGCATTTAAAAGGCGGTCGAATAAGAAGGATAAGATATATATCAAATACCTACTTAATAGGGTACCAGATTGGATGCACACTAAACTCAAGGAAAGGTTTAGGTATAAAGTAAAACCAGGAAAGAAAAAGTATTGGGTAGCTTTAATATCTGAGGACCTATATACTGATGGTTATCTATTGTTACCAGTAAGACCTTTGGATGAAGTAGTAGATGAATTTAGTAGATTTTACATGTATGTATTCAAAACTAAAGATGATGCTGATACTTTTGGTTTTATGGTATCTAAGTTCATGATTAAAACCGAATCTGTTAAGCTTGGACAAAAATTCTGGCCAGAGTACCGTTGCTGTGTGGAAAAAGCAGTAAACTATAATCAAGTGAACAACATAGAATTCAATATTAAGAAATTGGATATGGCTTATAACACACATATCAAGAGAAAGCATAAAAAACCTAAATCCACTGCTGCGAACCGAGCAAAAACCTCGGATTTTTATAAAAATAAATAGAGAAATAAGATAAGATTAAATTATTTATTCTTATATTTGCAAAGAAAATAAATGAATATTTAAAAATATTGATGATATGGCAAAAAAGAGTAGAAAAGACATGAAAGCCCCATCCAAGGAGAAATCAAATTTCCTTGGTGCTTCTGGGAGAAACATGACTTATAAGGATTTAAAGAGAAAGGCTATCATATTAGGGATGCCTTTCCCTGATGCTTGTTCTGCTGGGGTATTTGACTTATTACATTATATCAATGTATCAGAAGAAAAGCCCGATAAATCGTTAATTGATAAATATGACGATTGGATGGATAAGCAATTAGAAAATATTGGGTATTCGAAAGATGACCCATTAAGAAATTCTCGATTAAGGCTTGGGTTTCTCGGAGAAGAAGGGGAAAATGGGCAAAGAAGAACCAAACGAGTTCCTGGGATAAAGAAACCTCGAGAAAAGAAACCACCAAGAGAAAGGGATGAATTTAATCTTATCAAGGGTACAAAGAAATCTTATGTATTCGAATTAACTGCAAAAGGTTTTGAACTTGATAGAGTTATTCGGAGAATGAAAAAGAAATTCCCCGAAGCAAATGAGAAATCTATCAATCTTTGGTATAGAATGGCAAAGAGGAATATAAATGGTAAAACTAAAGGAAAGTAACAACGGACCCATACGACCAGATAGATATTATATATGGACTTGGAGACCAGATACTACCAATAAGATTGTTACTGAAAAGAAATTATATAGGAAACATCTAACCGGTATACCATACTTTACTAGACACCAAGTAAAGGTTACCTTAGTTTATCTTTATGGTGTAGATGTTCTTCAGTATATCCATATAATATCTGGGAGGAAACTTATAAAACAAGGCATTAGAGAATTATCCGATATGAATGGTAAACTTCTTAAAAAGGGTAGTACTAAATTCTGGTTTAAGGGTAAATTCGTAAAAGCAAGGAAGTTCATAATGCCCGATGAATATCACATAGATAAACACCGACGAAGAAGATTTATGGTACAAATGCACCGAGTCTTTAAGTCTAAAGGAAAAAAGGAATTCAATGAAAGGTACTCAATCAAACTCTATGGACAACGGCAAGGCATATCTCCCAAGTATACAAGGCAAAAGAGATTACAAATCAATCTTGCTATCCTACAGGATTTACAACAGGCTGAGTCAAGAGGAGAAACATAAATTCAATCTGTTATTCCTGCAGTATCCTCCATTGGTAAGTTCATTGGCTTTATATTTAAGAAAGAAGATGAACATCCCAATACAAAAGGTACTATTTATCAAAGCACAAAGGGATATGCTTGAAATATTCGATGAGGCATCACTTAAATTTTTAGGGTATTTGCCTAAAGAAAGGTTTATTAAGAAGTCTCTATTATTTCAAGGGTTTGTTCCATTAGAGAGTATTAAACTTAGAAGGTCTTATGCTTATATAATGACAAATAGGATGATAGAAAATAAAATATGGGTCTACCCAATTCGATTATCCGATAACTATAAAACAATGATAAAAGGGAAATACAAATCCTATACCGAAGTATTTGGGAAGGTGGGTATTCCTGGGATAACTAAAATTAAATATAGCAATGAATAATAACGAAGGTTTTAAAATCACAGCACATCAACCAGCAAACCCATTTGCAGGTAAGAAGTTTAAGATAGTCACTTATCAAGGTGACAAGGAACTTGCCTCTCAGGCAATAACAATTGAATCTCAATTAGAATTAAAGACAACTCTAGATGAGATAAAACAATTCAATATTGCTCAGGAGGAATTATTAAAATCTGGGTATACTCAGAAATCCATACTGGTAAAGAAACTTATAACAGAGTGATATAAATAAATTATTAACCAATTTAAACATTACGAAAATGGCTAAGAAGAAAAAAGAAGTGGAACTGAAAGAAGTTTCCAGAACAGAAATCAATGGTGCAATCATCATTAAGTACGAAGACGGCTCAGTAAAGATTATCCCTGCTCCTATCATGCTTTCTGCCGAAGAAGCCGAAGACCTTTTTGGTTCTGAATCCGATGACGAGGAAGAAGAAGAGGAAGAATCAGACGATGATGATGATTCCGAAGAGGAAGAAGAAGAGGAAGAATCAGATGATGAGGAAGATGATGATGATGATGATGATGATTCCGAAGAGGAAGAAGAAGAGGAATCGGATGATGACGATGAGGAAGATGATGATGATGATGATTCCGAAGAGGAAGAACTGACCGGTGAAGAACTTGCCGAAATGGACTTCGAAGAACTTGAGGATGTCTGCGACGACAAAGACCTTGAAACTGACCCAGACGATTACGATGAAGACGATGTCGAAAAACTCCGTAAAGCAATTGCCAAAGAACTCGGTCTCAAATTGCCGGCAAAGAAAGAAGCCAAAGGTAAGGGCAAGAAAGGGAAAAAGTAATCTGGTAACTGTATTCAAGATTTAAAAGAAGGTAGGGAAATTTCCCTACCTTTACTATCAACTATTAATAAACGTAGAAGTTTACTTATAATAACCATTAACTTATAAAACATTAAAAATTATGGCAACAAAGAAATCAGACTCCAAGAAGAAAGGGGATAAGGAAAAAGACCCCGAAAAAGAAGCTAAACGTAAAGCTCGTCAAGAGGCACTCAAGAATCGGCCGGCTGAACAACGCCCTAACAGCAAGCAAATCGACGTTATTGCCATTAACGACAAATCCAAGGTAATGAACTTTGGTTATGCCGTTAAGAACAAGGAAGGCTATCAGGGTGTAGTGGTTACTTCTGTATTGGTTACGGATGGCAAACCGGTATCAACTTCAGTTTCATTCGTTCCGGGAACTCTTACCGTTAAGTCTAAGAAAGGACATGGCGTTATTTGTTCTCCGAAAAACAAAAAGGCTAAGGAAGAAGAAGAGGAAGAATCAGAAGATTAAACTCTAACTTACTAACTACTATCCCATATGTTTGCTATATAAATTTAGAGTTTAAGTTCATATGAATAACATCTACACTTAGGACGTTGTTCAGCCAAAAGCTCATTGCCTGCGAAGGTAGTGGGCTTTAATTTTTTATACCCATGGAAGAAGAGAAATTAGCAATTCGAAAGAACATTCGAATACTTGCATTGGATAATCTAATAAATACTTATACTGATGCACTAGAAGATAAAGAATTAAACCTGGGACCAGATGAAAGGGAACTTGCCATCAATATAATAAATGAGGCAAGAGAAATGCTATCAGAAGAAACTCAGGAAGTATCTAACCAAGTAATGCAAAGACCCAAATGGAAAAAGACTTAAGATTATTAGTGGGAAACATTAATCAAACTCTCAGAGAATTAGATTATGTTTCGTACCTTAAAAAGGTAGCTCTTAGTAAGGGTAAGAAAGGCGAATACCAATCCCATAGGTTGAAGAGTAATTATCTGAAAAGAAAACTCATATCTCTTAAAGGGGCTTTGAACAAAAAACTTCATGGGACTTATATCGTTGCCCAATTTAATTTTATAAGAGGAGAACAAAAAGAAACTTTTGAACAAACTTTTACTGACTTATCTCAGAAAGAGGTAGAAGATATACTTCAACTCGAGGCAGTTTTAAAACAATGCAGTTTAGAAATCCTAGAAATTAAAGAAATCCCAACCCAAATTAGGAAGGTATAACTATGGTATTATGTAAATAGGAAATTCAATTATTCACCTAATATAAATGAAAATGGCTAAGAAAACAGAAAAGAAGAGTAAATCGGAATCCAAGACTCCGGAACTCACCAAGGCTAAGAAAGCTTTGGATGCTTACCTTAAAGAGAACAAGTTGGACCCTACTAAGGATTGGACCAAAGACAAGAAACATGGTAAAAAGGTTACCGAACTTGTAAACAAGCTCAATAAGGAAAGAGACAAAGTTGCTGCTGCCTATCCTGAAGCTGACCAAGAGAACAACAAGAAATTGGTAAAACTCCAGGAAAAAGAGAAGAAGGAAAAAGCTGAGAAGAAGGCTGCCAAAGAGAAAAAGGAAAAGAAAGGAAATGGCGGTAGAACAGCTACCAAATACGATTATCCTCTCATCGATGGCAGAGAAATGACTTCGGCTGAGAAGAAAAAATATCGTATGGAGCAAAGAAAACTTGCTTCAGGTAAGGCTCCCAAGGAGGAAAAGGAAACTAAGAAAAAGAAGGAAGAAAAGGTAAAAGAAAAACCGGCTTCCGATAAGAAAGATAAGAAGGCCAAAGACAAGAAGAAAAAGAAGGCCGCTAAAGAAGAAGATTAATAAGAGCACTTTTTACTTTTACTTATCATATTTTTGAGTATTCGTTAATAATGGTAGAAGGCCTGGCAATATAAAAATTGTTCAGGCCTTTTATTTTCTAATTAAGTCGAAAATGGAACAAGAAGTATATAAACCAAAACTTAGAATCACTACACTATCAGGGAATGGTACCCCATTATCCGATAGGTTGGTAGATGCTTATACCGAGATGAATTCAGGTCCAAAGGTACAGCATAACGGTCCCATAAGAGTAGAAGTAACTCTTACTAATAAACAAGATATTGATAACTTCAAAGAATACTTAGATAGGTTATCTGGTACATTGCCTGCTAAGGCACCTAATGTTGGCAGAGGAAGACCTGCAGGGTCTACAACTAAGGAATTGGAATCACCAAGGGAGGACATTCTTGCAGATGTAGAGAAAATGATTGAAGAGGGTAAAGGCCAACAAGATATCATTAAATATCTTAGGGGATTGGGATTTGTATTTATCCTTACTGAAGATTTTCTATTTCACTTTCCTGGATTTGAGTTCAATAAAAAAGATGTGGGAGAAGCAACAGACAATAAGCAATATCCAAATTCATTCTCTTGGATGGCAAGATGTATTAAACGAGCTAAGGACCCAAAAGCAGATAAATTTGACCCAATGGTAATCTTTGGTTTTAGCATTCTTGGGGGACCCTCGAAAAAGATTATCCCATATCTCTATAAGGAAAGGAAGAAACCATTAAGGGCCCAAGTTGGTAAGAACGTAATCTCCTTCTCTCAAGCAGAATTCACTAAACTTCCTACTTTCATGTTAGAAGATGAAAGGGTTAAATTCTCTACAGAACAGAGGCAATTACTCCTTAATCCAGAAAAGAAACCATCTAAATTCTTTATGAGATGGTCAAGGGATGTGTTATTGCCCAATTCGGTATACGAAAAGTTAAAGAATAGAGATGGGCTAATCTTTAAAAATGATTTTGTAAATGAAAAGAGATAATATACCAGGTTTAGAGGGATATTATATAAGTAGGTTGGGTATTTTATGGAGCCGATATCATAAATCTGGTAAATTAACTCAGAATGAATGGCATAAAGTAAAACCAAACCATAATCAAAGAGGTTATCTTTTTGTTCAAAAGAAAGGTAAGTGTTGGTATTTACATAGGTTAGTAGCCTTAGCCTATATTCCAAACCCAGAAAATAAACCTTGTGTATGTCATAGAGATAATGTGGTAACTCATAATCGATATAGGAACCTTTACTGGGGTACACAGGCTGAAAATATGCAGCAATGTATTAATGATGGGAGAACTTTAAAGGGTAATAAAAACCCAATGTACGGGATATCAAGGAGAGGAGCTGCTAATCCAAACGCTAAATTAACTAAAACTCAAAGAAAGGAAATACTCTATAGAAGTAAAAGAGGTGAATCAATAGGAGAGCTAGCAAATTTATTCGGAGTATCAAAAGTAACGGTTAGAAGGGTATTAAATCCTAACCTAAGATCCTTCAATAGAATCCGCTAACACTTACCTCTGTATTTATTAAAAGAGTATTTTATATAAAATAATTTTAGTATATTTGCATAAAGAAAATTTAATTATGGACAAGGAAACAAAAGACATCGTAAAGCTCATTGCTGGTATTCAGATTGAATCACTCAACTCAATCAAAGAGGACGTTAAAAATGGAAATGATATTGCCCAAGACTTAATCAAAAAACTCCTTCAGATTGAGGATGACGAAATAATTCGAGCACTAGATGAGCACATTCAACTTTATGTTGACATAGAGCAAACACCTCAACTGATAAACATGATAAATGAATATCAGATGATGGTATGCTCACATATATTATTCAGAATGGAAGATGAATGGGTACACACTAATTCTCAGGGAGTACTTGGTACTTGGGCAATATTCCAGAGGGCAAATCTCAAATTCCACCCAGAACTAACACTTTTAAAATTTTAATATAGACATGGAAAAGAACGAATACTTAGAATCAGTAGAAATGAACACCGGAGTCAAAATGATTCCTTGCGAATCCTCTAATATTGAGGGCTTTGGTTATGACTCAAAGAAAAAACAACTTTGGGTTGCTTTTAAAGGTAATCGAGTTTATCGCTATGATGATGTACCTTATGAAATCTGCAACGAGTTACATCAAGCAGAATCAAAAGGTAAATACCTTGCAAAGAACATTAAAAATAAATTCGAAACTACAGGTTATGAACTCAGAAACTAAAATAACTAAGGGTTTATTAATTGCCATAGGAGCAATGCTACTTTACTTAGGGAGTAAGAATAATGCCCCCATAGAGGAAGTGAGCATTGCTCCTTCTCGTTTAGAAAGTCCCTTGACCAGGTTACATTATCTTTCAGATAGCCTGGGAATTAAACCAAGGGAAGAGAAAAAGAAGCAATGGTATAAATATAGGGTAGAAATAGAAACGATTCCAGAAAATCAAATCTATAAGATTGAGAAATCTGGATACCAGCAATATGAAGTTTCTAGATTGGGTGAAACTTATTCCTATGTAACCTACGAATTTACCTCAGACAAGGTAATGACTACTCAAGAAGCCTATGACTTCGTAAAGAAATATCCTGAAAGATGTACAAGGGTACCAAATACATCACAAGATAACATTTACGATAAATATAACGAGGATTACGAAGATTACATAAATGACCCAGAGGATGAAATTAACTATCCTCCAGAAATCTTCGACTTCCTAGCCGATTAACCCGAGCAAATAGAAAATAATTCAAATAAAATTTTTCTATTTAAAATAAAGTTCTTATATTTGTATCAGAAAAAGAAATTAATCATTTTACTAACATTTTAAATATAGACGTTATGAAAAAGAATGAAACCAAGGTTACTAACCTCGTTGCAACTAAGGTTGCTGAACAACTTGAAGGAATTAAAAATTCTAAGACTACTAAGGCTTCTGCTCCTAAGGCCAAAAAGACTAAAAAGGAATTGGTAAAAGATGCTCAAGAAGCTGCCACTAAGTTTGCCAATGCTAAATTGGTAGAACTCTCTCCCAAAACCCAAACTTCCAAAAAGGAACAGGTTGTCAAGGAAGTTAAGGAACAACAAAAACCATCCATCATCGAACAGGTAATTTCTAATCGGGAAGTTAAATACGTATATCCTGCCGATGTAGTTGATACTCTTGCTCGGAAGAAATGGAGACAACAAACTCGAAACGAACTCCATCGATTGGAACTTGCAATGGCTCGTATCAAGGACCAGAACTCCAAGGAATTCAAGGCTGCTGCTAAAGCATACGAGGACTTTAGAAAGAAAGTCCTCAAACCAGAACAAGTTGCATAAACCTTTATTAACCAGGTGCCCGGGATAATTACCTGGGCATCTCAATTCATACAAAATGGATTACACTATCTTCTCTGATAAAGAGATGCTTAAGCAGGACAAAGAATTGGTAGAATTACATAAACGATGTTGTAAGTCCTATCTAATCCAACATTCGCTTAAGCACTCCAAGATTAAGAAGTTCTTTATCGTTTACGATTGGTATATAAATACCAATAACGTAAGGAATTTCTTTTTCAGGCCTATAAACCTTTTCATCCAAGCATTGCTTTTAGGGCAACTTGATGAAATATCCGATTACATTAATCCTAACAAAAATGGAAAACGAAAAAAGAAACGAACCCGAAAAGTATAACGTACTTTACTGCAAAGGCAAATATCAGTATAAATCTAAATATCCCCAAATAGAAACTAAACATAAGGTTATCTATGCAGGGCCAGTAGAACCAATGGCACCAATCTGGGATAATGTATCAGATATATTAAGGAAATCTGATAGAATTTGTACTGAATCTCGAAGAGAATTAAAGAAGTTAGAGGAACGTTCACAGAATAACCTTTACTTCAAGAAAAATGGTATTACTCATATAATCGTATACAAATGTTTAGAGAAATAGTTAAAGACCTATATATAGGCAAATCGAAGTTAACCATAGAATGTAATCAAAAGGAAATACCCCAAACTACTCGGGTTCAAGACATATTACAGAATACTGGATTTACGGGTAATATGCCCGACTACGGTACCTATGGTAATTTCAAGGATAAGAAATTTGAGATTACTCCAATGATGCCTAAGCATTGCTTATTTATTACTGGAGTACCCAAAGGGGCAATCCTTGATAATTTCAGAGTTAGGAGAACATATTGGTCCTCTTATTATGAGGATGATGTAAGAGGGTACTTATTTCAGATTACAGATGAAAGTATACCTCGTTTAATAATCACAAACTAAATCTATATGGAAGCAATCGATTACGTAAAATTATTTAAACTCGACCAAGAGAATTATGACTTTAAAAGGGAAGAGTTTATATCCGAATTAGGTAAAGAATTTCTAGATTATTGCCAAACTACCACAATTGGGATAGATAAAAAGACTGGCAATATATACTACTACCGATTTAGGGAAATAGTTAAGAATTTCGAAACTAAATTCTGGTCAATCTCAGAACTTAAAATAGGAGAACCATTAACCCAGAAATTATGGAATGCCTTTTTCGCTACTCAGGTAGTTCCTTTAAGGCAAAGGTTATTCCCAAAGGTTCAGAAATTAATCGAAGAGCAAAAGGGGATAACCAATAACCGTAGTAAACAAGACAAAAAACCTACGAACCATAAAAAGGCAAACTATGGCAAGGGAAATCACAGACCTGCATGGGAATAAATTTAAGGTAGGAGATTATAAACTTTGCCTTAATATTCCCATCACTGGGAAAGGTAATTTAGTATTCACCAGGGACCTAATCTCTGGTGAACCTTTTAATTTATCAGTAAGTAAGAAAAAATATAAGGGATATTTCTATAACCTATCTTTGAATCTGTATGTAAGGTTCGATTTAGAGTATATGGGTTATGATGAAAGTTCCGATATCAGAAAATCTCATTTGTATGTCAGAAAAGGAAAATAAAATGGTAAGATTCCCAAGACCTATGGGGACTACTGCAATGGCATTAGAATATCAGAAGAACCCAAATGATGAACTTCTGATAAAGATACATAATTATATCATCAATCAATGGCTAATGGGAAATGGTGTATTATGTGGTATCACATACGACATAAATACATTCTCATATCGTATGGGTATAGATATCAATTACATACGTGTATTTATGAGAGATAGGCTATTAAGCTCTAGAATATGGGATAAAGAAAAGGCAGAAGATTTACTACAAGCATTAATGGGAGAACAACTAGCATGGGCTTTGGAAGACCGTATGGAAATAGCCCATCAGGTTAATATCCTAAGAGAATCTCAGGGAGGGAAATATGTACCGTTTATATCTGCCGAGCTGGGAAAGGCCCTTAAGTTAAAGCTTGAATCCTCTACATCTCTGCAATCAATAGTACGTAATCTTACTGGAGGAAGTACTACAAATATCTTTGCCCAATTTAATCAACAGAACAACGTAACACAGCAAAATGCAATCACCGTTGAAGAGGCACGTCAAATCGTATTGGAATCACAAAGGGTATTAGATAAACCAGAAGAGGCTAAACTATTGGAGGATAGGTATGACATTAAGTCTCTACCTGAAGTAGTTGCTACTAAACAGGAAGGAGTAGATACCAGTAAAGAGGGTCTTAACCTTAATAAAGCAGAGCTAATGCAAATTACTGATGATTATAAGGGAGCTATGTCTTCATTCTCTAAAGAACATCATGAACTACGTAGAGAAATCGAAATGCGTATAGACCCAGACGAAGAAGACCCAGAGTTATATCAATATGAAGACTTTGAGGAAGAAGAAAAAGAGAATGGCTCATTTGCATCTCAATTCCTCCGAAATAGTAAGCTCCCATAGTTATATCCGGATATTGCATATTTAAAAAGAAAGAATTATATTTGCATATCAATTTTAAAATAGACAAAAATATGGAACTACCAAAGACATCTTACAAAGAGACTCGGGTTAACAAGGTTAATCAGGGTACATACTTTAAATTAAAACCCACAGAAACTGCTCCAGTATGGGTAAGAGACCATTATGATAAATCATCTAAGACTTATAATTGTCATAAGTATGATGACTCAAATCACGAAAAGTTTCTCAAGGGAACAAGGAAAATATACATTGACTTTACATTTTAATCACATGAACTTATTTAGACGAAAGAGATGCTGTAGTGAACTCATTGCTATTAAAAATGGCAACTTAGTATTCAAATTGAATAATACTCATATCAATGCTGCTTATAATACTTTACAGGCAATAATGAGGAAATCGGGTATATTCGATGAGAATCTATATTTTGACTTGTACCGAGAATATAGAAGACATTATGCTATATACGACGTAGTACCATCGTTGCTAAGGTATAAGCTACCATTGATATTTTCAGGTAGATACCCAAAGAAACTATTCGATAATCAGTTTACTTTTGAGGAATTGATACCGAATGCTTTGGTATATCATAGTTTACCCGAAAATTTTAGATTACCAGAAAGCTTAGAGAAAATTCTTTTAGAAGTAAGAAAAAGGGTATCTGCTTATATAGACCAAGAAGATATATCAGACCAGGGTTATAGGGATTTGGTTCGAACAAATTTCGTAAAACAATGGGATGTATTTAGAAAGGACCCATCTCTTATAGATTGCTATATGGATGCTCAATTGGGCATGCTATATATGTGGGCTAGAGTAGAAAATAAAACAATAGTAAAGAACATAATCGAAAGAACTCAAGATGAACTAGCTCAAGAGTTCTTATCTAAAAATGACGAATATGGAAAATAAAGAAAAGTTTGCCTTCAGAAATGTAAACATGTCTCAAGGTGTAGAGGTAGAATTTATTAAATTGCTTACCTCATTAGAGACTAAAAGTGATGAAGATATTATTAAAGCTTTTAAAGCTCAATTATCTTCTGAATTATTAACTTGCCATGCAGAAATGTTATCTAGAACACCAAATCAGATAATATTTCAAATATCTCAATTCAGTAAACCCTATAACTTTTACAAAAACTGGGAACTATGGGTATTCTCTAATATCCTGGGTGTATGGACTCTAAATAGGTTTAGGATATGATTACAATGAAAAACCTCCAAGTGGAGGATATAAAAGATGAATGGTTATATAATGCCTTAACACAGGGCATCAAGGAATGTATAACTGCTCCAGTCCTAACTTTGGACCCAACAAAACCAGAACCCATTAAGAGGGCAGAAATGATATTAGAGAATTTCTCTCAGGAGGATTCTCCAGTAGTAGCTACAGTAATTGCCCCAGGCAATTTCATACAGATGATATTACCGAAACATGAGATACTTCTCTCGGTAATGTTTATCTATAAAGAGAGAAATACCTATGTACAACTTATAATACAAAAACTTGCTTATGAACGAGAAAAGACTACCACCAAGACTAATGGTTCTGTTAGTAGTATTGAAGGGTGAAAAGGTATATAAAATACCTCTCGAATCAGGAATAAAATTAGACCATCTAAAAGATTTCAATACACTGAGGAGAATCCTTGTCCCTTTAGTACAACTATATCATGGAGTAGGTTTTGATACTAGACTTACCTATGATGAATTTAGTATATTCTTTAATGACTTACAACATTTGGGGTATGAACTGCTTAATGAATATCACTTGGGTATACAAGAATTAGTAGAAGCAAAACCTATCACTGAAAATGACCAGGATATTAGGGAAATACGAAATGGGTTACTTACCTCTCTTAAATCTCAGGAGTTATCAGAGATATTAGCTACTAAACTAAAGCAAGCCATACATGAAGTATTTGAAAACGAAAAGAAGAAAGGTGGACTAATGTACAAGGAACCTTCTTTAGAACCTATGGAGAGTTCAATTATAAGAGAGGCTCTATATTTGCTAACTCCCCAATTACCTTAATAATTGAAAGGCAGTCTAATCCACTGCCTTTCTTAGCGTATACACATCCTCAGCCTCCCTAAAAATAAAATAGATATATTTTTCTATAAAAATAAAAATGCTTATATTTGCATATCATTTTAAAAATAGACAAAAATATGAAAACGAACTCAGTAACTTACAATCAAGCAGACGAACTAACTAAGGTAGTTCGCAATTTCTTAGAAAAGAAATCTACATTTGAACTTGACTCTGATGAACAGGGTAGTCTTCTTAATTTCCTAATGGGACTCTTAATCAAACTAGAGGATGATTACAAACTCAATTGCTTGGATATAAACCAGGTACAAATCTATGATACCACCTATTATTCTTTCATTTTCGAATCCATGGTAACTGCCGATACTAATCCCTATAAGGGGCAATTAGCATCTGCTGCAGTTCAATTCATGAATGAATTTACCGATAACGATGGGAGGTTCATATCATTCAATCAACTCGATAGAAACGACTGGATTTTCCAACTTAATTTCTCAATCGCATGACAAAGTATAACGTTAGTCCATTAGTTGCTCGGGAGATAGAATTCTCCACGGGCACTATCTTTGGTGGTAGTTGGTGCCGATACTTTATTTCAATCACCCTACATCAATGCTATATAGAAGCAACATGGAAAACCCGTCCTAAAAATGATTTAGACGGGCACAAAGAAATCTTTAACTCTTTACAGGAGTATCTAGATTGGTTTGCTAATCTTAAGAAAACTTACGGAAGGAGAATATCCCGTAAACAAATGGTATATGCTGCATACGATGAAACAACTCGTACCTTTAGTTACAAACCCTACGAGAATTGGGCTACAAGACGTTCTAAAGAGAAATTAAATAAGCCCAAGGAACCAATGCTGGCCGATGAATTATACTAATCCCTAATCAGTTAATATATCCTCAGGGAGTTCAGAAACACTAACATCTGGGCTCCCTTAATTATTGCATATTTAAAATATTATTTCTATATTTGCATAAAGAAAATAAATATAATTATTAACCGACCTCGAACAGGGTCACAAAACTTATTTCTTATGACAACTATTAACGAAATCTCAAATCACATTATGGGTTACTTCAATGGAACTCTTGATGCTTTTGGTTACACTGCTCAATCAGTTAACGAAATCTCAAATCCGGATGAATCCTATATGGGAACTCTCAACCTCCAATTCCGGGATTATCCTATAGACGATGACGAAAAGGCAGAAACCTACTGCAGAGAATCCGATGCTTTTGAACAATACGTGATAGAATTCATTAATTCTCATTGGGATGAACATCACCCATTAAAAGAACTTAACCCTAATTCTCATTACATGTCAAACTCCTATGGAGATACTATCCAGGTACATTTCAATGATGAATCCCTTTTCATTATCATTACTATGACAGGGCAATATTAACAAAATCTTCTGGGAGGCACTCAAAACACCTCCCAGAACCTCCCTATTTATAAAAATAAAAGTAATTATAGAAACAAGTTTAGAAATAATTTTGTATATTTGCAGTGAGAAATATTTCTCAAATAATTTTAAATATAGACGTTATGAAAGAATTAAAAAATTTAGAGGCCATCCGGGAACTGCTTGCTTCTCATCCCATTTATACTTATGATTACAGCGATGGTCTTTATATTAACAAGGAAGATACCAATATCCAGGTTTACTCAATCGACTTAGAGGATGAACCTTTTGCTGATTATATCTCAGGATATATCATCACATATGCTTCAGAGGAAGTTCTCTTCGAAAACTTAAGGGAAAACATTATTTCTCACATGGACTTAACAAAGGGTGCCGACGACCAATATTATGATTATTCACCCTCACAGGTAGAGGCTATCTTATTCGGAATCCTTCAATTAACCCCAGAACATCAGGATTACCTTATAACTGGACTTAAAAAACATCTTCGGGAATTTATCCAAGACGAAGAACAAGATGATGACATGATATCCCAATATACCAGCATTTATAATGCTATCGAAAAATGGGAATCAGACCACAGGGAAACAGAAATCTTCCAACAACTTGCAGTATCAGAATTATTTAACCAACTAAATAAATAATCACTATGGTAAACTTATATAAATTACTCAACGTACTGGAACAGGGCATGTCTCTGTTCCAACTCAATAAATGGAAAACCGAAGGACTTTGGTACCCAATTACCCAATATAAAAAGGAATCAGATGAAATACAGGTAGTAACCAATTTATTTATTGCTGACCAAGAACAGTATCATATCCAACTATCAGGTAATTATCCAGAAGAATTCGATGACTGGAATAACTTTCTAGAGGAAAACCAATGGAAAATCTACCCATTACTTGCAAACATAATGCAAGTCTTCTTGCCCACAGGGAACTATCAGATTATATATACCTTATATCCACAAGGATTCATATCAGTAATTGCTAAACCCATAAACAAATAACATTATGATTACCGAAGAACTTAAATATATACTAGACTCATTACCTTCAGAGATACATGAACAAGCCAGGGAACTGGTAAAAACTTGGAAAACTGCCAATGACCGAATAATAAACGAAATCTTTGAACTCTCAGAAGAAGAGGCCGATGAACTTCAACAAATTGCCGATGAAGCTAAGGGTAAACTATTTACCCTATTATTTGGCCCACTCTATCATCATTACGTATCTCAATATGTATTAGACCAGGACTATTTTGAAGAAGAGGAACAATTCATTGAGGACCTATTAAAATATTATAACCTATGACAGAATACATCAAAAACCAATTAATCAAACTATGCAACCATCCCGAATGGTTTAACGATATGCTCATCTCATTGGATAACAATCCCGAAGAACCTCATACGGCTAAATCAGAAATCATAGCTGCAGTAAATGGAGTATACGCCCCAGATATGGTATTCAACACCATTGAGGAAATCCAAGAATACTTCGAATATGTTCACCTTGAATCCCAAGAGATAAACAACAATCACCTCCACTCCGAACACATAAGATTACAGATAAGAGAAATATTACAAATCCCACTAAGAGATATAACCATAATCGATATAATATCACTACCATGAAAAAGAAAGACCTAATATACATACCCCACCAAGATACCTGGACAGAACACTTCCCTAATCCAGGCAGTAACAAAAATGATTACACTCTATACCTAAGTGATCCCCAAGCCCAGTATAATAAGTTACTCCGTACCCAACAGAAACTAAGAAACAAAAAGAAATGAATATCATCTATCACATAATCCGAATAATCCTATCCGTAGGCACCATCCTAACCCTCATACGCAATGAGAAAATATACCAAGCCTACAAGTACACCCACCCAACAAACAAATTAAGGTATATAATATCACAAACCCTAATATTAATCCTATACACCTCATCACTAATCTTAGTATCCTACACATATAGGATTATACTAACCCACCTATAACCCAATACTCCCCTACCACCCAACAAAACAAATAAAAAGAAAATCTTAATAGCGCTAACTAAGCTACAACCTAATTTAGGTACATAATATAATACACCTACATACATAACATATAACCATCCCCCCTTATATATATACTAATCATATAATACATATCAAGGTACCTCGCCGGGGGTTTTGGGGATTTAGGCAAACAGGGCTAGGCAAACTTACCTTACTATACAAAGCCACTCAACTCACTATATAGCCACTATACCATATAGCTCTACTACACACTTTAAAGGCAAACTCAAAAAGGCCTAAAAAGGCAAATAAATCCGACCATTAATGGCCCCTAAATCCGATTGCCATGAGTACCCTTTATATGTATTATATTATAGATTGCATTCAAGGTAATTCGAAGGTAGGGGATTATATAATACAGATATGTTATGTAGCTTCTATGTATGTAGGTAGTATAGCTTTAGTACATCGTCGATTAATGGCCATCACAATTTACCTTGATTGCCTTCACCAAGTTATTATATTATGTATTATATAATAAGTATTGGTTGGGGATTAGGTAAATAGGATATTAGGTTTTAGGGCTAAATGGTTTATAGGATTTAAGGCCTTCAAGGGGCATATTTAGGTAATATTCCTAGTAAGTATGTAATTTATTTGCTTAGTATTTATATTAGCATTAACTTTTGTATTCTAGGACAATTTTGTGATTTAGGGGTACCTAGATTACCGAGAGCCATTAGGTATTATATAATATTAGTTATAGGTAGGGAAGGTAAATGGCAATCTCCATTCATGGCCTCAAGGATTTAGGCAAATATAATTCAAGGCCCTTAATAACCTACGAAGGCAATTGGGTTTATTGCATATATAATATATTATATTTATATTTGCATCAGATAAATAAAGTATTAATAATTAAAAACCCATTACCTATGAACACAGAAGAATTATCAAACCGATTAACACAAATCGTACAAGGCCTTACTAATACTCACCCTATTAGGATTAAGGCTACTATCGAAGTTTTCCTTGAAGAATTTGACCCAAGCCAGAACTATCTCCTTTCTATTTCAGATATAGAAGGCTATGAGACCCAATTTATCGAATTCGAGATTTGGGACAAAAACGATGGTCCTATACCAGGTATCAAACTTTTCAAGGATCTCAATATATACCTTGAACGAGAATTTTGCGAATACTAACCTATAATACTTATCACAATGGAAACTAATTTCGAATACCTAGCCAAGATTCTCAAGGATGATGCCATTGACACCTGGACTCTAAGAGAACAAGAAGAAATAAATAAACTAGACCTAACCCAAGGCCTACATATTTTCTTATACGATATCTATACCGGTATTATATCCCATTGCCAAACGAATAAACCCACAAACCAAGAACCCATATATGAATCAGAACATATAATAATCCTAGACTCAGATAGTATAATAGGTTAAGAATATTGCCCAGGCCTAACTTAGGTTCTGGGTTTTTACTTACGCTAACTTAGTAAGCCCTTATAGGCTATCCTAATCTCTATAGGCTTACCATAGTCCCTATATGGCCTTATTGAATTAGGACCTAATAGGTTTATAGAGGGCAATAATAGGGGATATAGCTAATCGGCCTTAATTCTTTATCACCTTAGTCGATTAATGGCCTTCAATATACAGGTATATAATACACTCTCAAGAGGACAGGCATAAGCTATATAGGATTATCCCATATACATATCATATATGCCCACTACAAGGCGTGCGAAGATTTCCCTTGTGAACCCCCAAAATTAAGTGCAAATATTAAGTCCTTTTTAGGGTGCACAATATTTTTCATTTTATGAATTTTTCACGAAAATAATTTTGAAAATAAAAATATTCATTTTCTCAAAAAATTTTCTTGAAAATGTTTGTAGATTAAAATAAAGTTCGTATCTTTGCAATGTGAGAAAAACAAAAGATATTTGAAAGATTTTATTTAAAACTTTTTAAGAAAATAATTCTCTAAAAATTTTGTAGATTAAAAAATAGTTCTTATATTTGCAATACAGAAATGAAATAAATACTACCTTATTAGAATAGTTAAAAAAGTCTTGAAAGTCTATTTGAAAAGGTAATAAAAATAATAAATAATAAAACTTTCAAGCAATTTAATATGAAAAATCAAATTAATAACGTGAATGTAGAAAAAGCAGTAGCAAACAGTAAAGCAAATAGTTTAATTGCTTTAGATGTATTGAAAAGCGTTAAAGAAAAAAACGCGGGTCTTTTCAAAACGTCTTTAGGGACAAAAACAGAAATTTATAAAAAAGAACTTTTTGAGGGTGCAAACGAAAAGCAAATCAAATCGTTACGCAAAAAGTTCAGAAATGTAACTTTCAATTTTCTTTCCACGATTGCAAACAATGCAGATAAAAAACTAATTGAGGGCTTTATAGACTTTTATAAACAAGTCTATACATTAAATGATTTTTCATTTAATTCTATTGCAAGCGAAAATACAAAAGAAGAAAAGAAAGCGATATTAATAAAAGGTCTCGAGATTGTAAAAAAATCAATTAAATAAAGTATTAATCAGATAGGGAATAAAATTTTATTCCCTATCATAAAAATAAAACTATTATGTTATTAATTTTGTTTTTTATCTTATTAGCTGTTTTTGTTAGTGCTTTATATGTAGTTTATATTCTTTTAAAACCAAATCATAGAATAATATCCACTATTATTGATGTGCAAACTTTTCAATTAATTAATGCAGAGCAATTTCTATTGCTTGAACAAATAAACCAGAACTATCTAAATGAAATTGAATATACAATTTATAAAAAATTTTCTTTTAAAACTTTTTTACTATACTTATGTTATTGTTTAAATGAACAATTTAAAGAAAATTTAAATAATCATTTAGTAGATAATTAAGAAAGCAAAGGGACAAATAAAAATGTTTGTCCCTTACTTTTTATTTTCAAATGTTAAATTTAAGGGAACCGTACTCCCCTTTTAGTACCACAACTTTAGAAGCCCTCACATTAAGGGGTACCTTGAAGGCAAATACACATTTTTAGTACCACAACTTTTTGGCTCCTCGCATTAAGGGCATGCCCAGATATCCCACACCACACATGCTCACACAAAAAGACCCAAGACAGATTAACCATCCCGGGCCTATACCTACAAAATACTCCTAAGTAAATCCTTAGTCCTATCTTTCCCCAATACTCCCCTAACTCTCCTACCATTCTTCTCATAAAAGAAAACATACCATCTCTGAAGATTAATCAACCACCAAGCCTTAACTTCCATATCAAGGAAATATCTATCAATACAACTCTTCTCCAAATCGGTAAGCCACATCTGATACCAAATCCTATTATCTTCTCTACATCTTAGGATTCTAACAAACCCATCTTCCTTCAAAGTCTCAACCTTCACCATAACCTTCCTCCTTTAATTGATTATCTATCTCCATTTCAAGAATCTCCAATCTCTTCAAATTATATACCTGATGTACAGGAAACCAATAATATCTATCTCTATCCTCATAAGGAATCATCTCAATCGGGGTAGGGGTATTAACATCTATCGTATAATATAACTCCGTTAAACCATATCTTTCAGGTTTAAACCATTGCTGAATCTCTATCCATTAATAGGTATTCCCTTGCCTTATATAGCCTTGCTACTGCAGTTCCCTTACTTATGTAATCTGTACTTCTCATATTCATTTAGCATTTATATAAATATATAGAACCTTGGGTATCACCGGGGTAGAGGACTACAATATCAAGAGAGCAATAATTATAAACCAATAAAACTTATTAGATTATGAACGAATTTAACTTTAGAGTAGCCAATGCTGCACCCAGGGCATCGGGCTTTGAGATAGGTCAGAATGTTGGGGATACCAAGACTACCCATATCTACTCCTATAAGACCAAGTACATTAATGGCAAGAGTACTGGGCAGAAGACTAATGTAGATTGGGATATGGAATCCAGCATCCCATCTTGGGTAAGCGTGAAATATGCTTTTGAGGGCAATGATTGCAAAGTAACTTTTACCACCCTGCAAGAGAATACAGGTTCCTCTGCCAGAACCCATACTCTTGTATTTAAGCAGAGAGAATCTGGGCAAACTATATCTTTCCCTATAAGTCAAGAACCCAACTTCACTTATACCTACTTCTTAGATGTATTGAATGTAAGTGCTACCATAGGAGCTAATATAGGTAATACTACTACGATTATGGTTCAATCTTATATGACTCGAAGTGATGGAGAGGTAATGGCCAAACAACCATCCGTAGGAGCAACTCCTTCTTGGGCAACTAAGGTTACAGTTAAAGATGGGTCTATTCTGGCAGGTGCACCTAATTGGTACCAAATTATAGTTGAAGCAACTGCAGCAAACTTAGGTTCTTCAGAAAGGTCCGGAACACTCTTAGTAACCTGTGGTGACCAAAGTAGAAAAGTGACTATACGGCAGAAAGCTGCGGAACAGGATATCACCCTTACTATTCATTGGCCTCTGAACACTTTTTCAGGAGCTTTCTTCAAAGAGGGGCAAACACCTCAAACTGATAGTACTGGTACGGCTTATTTTAATTTCTCTATATTGGATGATACCTCAGTCCATAAGTATAAAAAATCCGAGGGTGTAAGAGTAAATTTACGAGATGGTAGTACTGAAATAGCTTACCCAGGTGATCGTATATCAGCTTATAGATTTACTAATCAAACTTGGCAATTAAGGTCTACTTTCCCATTGCCTTCATCAGACCAAATAATCACTTTATAAATTTCAAGGACATGGAAACGAAAGATGTAATATCATTCCGTAGGGGGGGGGAGGTCACCTCCCTTGATTTAAATCTTGCAGGAGCAGGAGAAACCAAAGTAATTGGTGTTGAATCTATTACCTATAAGTACGTTAATGGTAAACTGTATCAAGAGTATGGAGCTACTTGGGGAGTTTCATCTTCCCAACTACCCCAAGGTAGTCAGCTTGAAGTTTCAGAGGCCAATGCTACATTAACCATTACAGTACCAGCTAATAATACTTCTTCTACCCGTTCAGGTAAAGTAGTACTTATCCAACAAGCTTCAGGTAAGACGATTACCATTAATTTGTCTCAAACTACCAGTATACAAAACAATGGTATCATTATATATGTTTACTTAGACCCATCAACTCAAGGTAAAGGTGTAATCCAAGTAGTGGCAGACCATCCGGTGGCTAGCACCCT